GGTTACGGCGAAGCGATGCGAAATAGATTATGCTAGATTATCAAGGTATACTGTAAAAGGAACGATACATGGGTAATAGATCTTCAAGCAAAACAATCGGTAACGGGTTCCAAAAATTCGATATGATTCCGCAAGGTTGGCTGACAGTAAAAGATTATTCTAAACGCGCTGGAATAACTCAGACAACCTTAAGCCATGCGGTCAGGACGGGAAAATTCCCAACAAAGCACTTGGCACAAGTTCGACGTGACGTTGGAGCGCCGAGCGTAATAATAGATTGGAACGCAACAGTCTACGATTATATCTACAATAAGCCCATGCGGTTTTGGCCGGAGGACTTTGAACAAAACGATTCCAGACAATACAAACCGCTCCCTGTGGGCACAAAAGAAACATCGCGTGAAGAAGGCGGCGATGTTCCAGAATCAAATATACACTATGAACCTGTAACAGACATACACTCTGCTAAACTACGACATGAACAACTGCGCGTTAAAAAACTTGAAAATGAAATAAAGCAAGCGGACAATATAACGATTCCGTTAAAGGAAGTGATCGCGTCTAACAAAGCTTGTGCGATCGCAACTAGAACAGCGATTCAGGGTTCCAAGAAAAAAATGATTCCGAAGTTATGCACGACAAACGATCCTCGCAAAATCGAAAGGATCTTGGATGAAGGCTTAAGCCACGCATTGAAAAAATTAGGGCCAATGGAAGGTGAAGATAATGGCTCGGCCTAGAAAAGCGCTTGGGACAATCCGCCGTGTTCCGCTAACTGAAAAAAGGCGAATGATAGAACAGGCTTTTTACGATAACGTAAAGTTGCCTGAAAAAATGGACTTGGATGAATGGGCAGATCTTTACCGGATGTTGCCAACCGAGACTTCTTCAGAGGACGGTCAGTGGTGTACAGACCGCTTTCCCTTCCTCCGTAGAATCATGAAAGTGTTGTCCCCGTCTAATCCAGCGCGAGAGATTGTTGTACAGAAAGGTTGCCAGCTTGGTTTCACCGAACTAGCAATTAATTGGATGTTTTATACGGCTGACCACGATCCAGGTCCTTTTCTTTATTGTCAAAAAACGGAGGATGCTGGTCGTGACTTTTCTAACCAGAAGTTAAAGCCAGGTATCAGAGCATGCGATAAAATATTTGACGTGTTAGGAGACGGTAAGCCGAAGTCGTACGCAAATAGTTGGGACAATAAAGGTTTTCCTGGTGGGTTCATTTCAATTGGTGGCGCTAATGTTCCAGAGTTTTTGAAGTCCAAGTCTGTTAAGCGAGCAGTTACTGACGAAGAGGCTTCGTACAAAGAGGGTATCGGTCAAGACGGTTCACCGGTATACATGATTAAAAAACGGATGGTTAACTTTCCTGACAGGAAATTGTACAGGCCGTCTACACCGCAGTTGACAGAAACATGAACGATCGCGCCCGCTTTCCAGTTGGGAAGCCAAGAATATTACTATGTGCCTTGCCCGCATTGTAATCCAGAAGCCGACGACAAAGAGTTTATGTTTGTTATTCGCTGGGAACATATCAAATACTCAGAAACGTTAGACCCGCGTACAGGGCTGCCAGCCGAAGTCTATTGCGAATGCCCGAATTGCGCCGGTAAAATTGAAGAAGCTTTGCATAAAAGTTGGATGCTTGAAAACGGCGCTTGGTTCAGTGAGAAGGGTTCGCCTGGTTTACGTTACCGTGTAGACTGGGAACACGATAATCCGAGCTTTTTTATTGCTTCGTTTTATTCTCCGTACGGTTTTTTTAGCTGGGCAGATGCCGTAAAAGAATGGTTCGACTACCTTAAAACAAAGGACCTTAACAAGCTGCAAGTGATTGTAAACCAAACGTGGGCTGAGACATTCACGATGACCGGCCACGAGGTATCCTACAGTTACTTGCACAAGCGACGCGAATACTACGGTAGTGCTAAAGAACCGATTGACGTACCGTTCGGCGCCCTTGTTTTGACAGCCGGTGTAGATGTACAGAGCGACCGCTTAGAAGCTTTGGTACTAGGTTTTGGCCTTTATGATGAAATATGGGCGATAGATTACAGCGTATTTGCCGGTGACCCAAAACAAAAAGGGAACCGCTTCGGCTACCTTAAGTCAGGGCAACCGTCCGTATGGTTGTTACTTGACCAGTACCTCTCAAAGCAGTGGCAGCACGAAAGCGGCCAGATGATGCCTATTGAGTGCACCATGGTGGATGCGCAATACTCTACAGAAGAGGTTAACATTTTCTGTAAACTTCGCGAATCTCGTAGGATATTTCCGATACACGGGATGCCCGGCTGGACGCGCCCGTACATTGCTCTTGCTAGCAAACGAAGGCACGAACGCTACGGTACAATCAATTACAACGCTGGTGTAGATTCCCTTAAAACTAAATTATATTCGCAACTTAAAATAAAAGAAGAGGGACCAGGCTTTATTCACTTCCCTAAAAAGGATTGTTTTAGTGAGGCATTTATGAAGGGACTAACGTGTGAGCGCCTTGTTCCGAAGATAGTAAAGGGGCAAAAAGTGCTTTATTGGGACAATCCGCCCGGAGCACGTAACGAACCAACCGATCTTTTTAACTACGGTAGGTGCGGTTTCGAAGGCTACCCTGTGGACTTGCAACAGCGTGCTCAGAACCCTACGCCTCTTATGTTTGCGCGTACAGAGCGCAAGCCTAGACGCCGTAAACGCGGTTCTAAGGGCATAACATAAAAATAGCAATTTGCAATTGACGGAATTTTGTGTTTACAGTTGTATTGTAGCTACACGCGAAAGGAATTCCGGATGACCACTTGCGATAATGCTGATGAGCTTGCCGACTTACAAGAAAGGCTCGCACTCTATAAAGCAGCTGAAAAGGCGATTTTAGGCGGATCGCAATCTTATTCTATTGGTAATCGTACTGTTACTATGGGCGACCTCGATGCTATTCTAAAACAGATAGAACGTATTCGTGGACAAATAAGACAGCTTTGCAGGGGTAACCGTATTAGTGTGCAACGTGTAGTTCCAAGGGATACCGTTTAATGGCGGGTTTTTCCCCAGAGCGCGCAAGAGCCGAAGCGTTGTGGGGTCATACACCACGCGACGGCTATGCTATACCTGGTAGCCGTAAAACGGCCATGAAGGGCGTTACAGCCCGTGCTAATTCTCCAGACACAGATATAATTAATAAGTTGCCTGGAATGCGTGCTCTGTCGCGCGACGCCGCTATGACCTCACCGCTCGGCGTTTCCATTCTTCGTCGTCATAAGATGGAGGTGATAAACGATGGGCTCCAATTACAGTCGCGAGTAAACCAGAAAAAATTAGGCTTAACAAAAGATCAGGCTAAAGAATGGCAGTCTAATGTAGAGTCGGAATACGACATGCTCTGCGATTCGTTTGAGTCAGATTATTTAGGCAATCATAATCATTGGGAACAACAAATTTTAGCCTTCTTCACAATGTTGCTTAACGGCGACGTTTTCTTTATGCTGCCATGGGTTAAAAAACGGAGCGGTTTTCCCTACGAGCTTAGTTGTCATTTAATAGACAGCGATCTCGTTAGAAATCCAACGGATAAATCCTATACCGGAAAAGACATAAAAGGCGGCGTAGAAAAAGATGCGGAAGGACGCGTAGTCGCCTACCACGTTTGGGATGTTTACTCAGACGAGGTTTTTACGGCTAACGGAAAACTTGGTAAATCCACACGTGTTCCGATTTATGATTCTTCAGGAAAGCGGCAAATTTGGCACCTGTACGATCCTGAACGCATCAACCAACGTCGCGGTGTTCCGTTGTTAGCGCCAGTCGCTGAACAATTGCGCCAGATAACTAGGCTCGGCGACGCTAAAATAATGGACGCATTAGTGTCCGCCTACTTTACTGTTTTCGTCAAAGACGCTAGTGGGATGAATGGCTTGTTGAACGGAGGTCTACCGCCTATAGCTACAGTAAACAGCGGTGGGATAATGGATCCAAATTCTCCGCCAGTCGAGGAGCATACCGAGGACAACGGTAACGATCTAGAAATGGGTTATGGTAATGTAACCTATTTAGACGACCAAAAAGATATCGAAATAGCAGACCCAAAGAAAACAGACAGTAGTTTCGAAGAGTTCTGGAAAGCGCTTGCCACTACTATTTGTTCAGCAGCGAATATGCCGCTTGAAAAAACTATGATGCTTTATAGCACATCTTTTACGGCGGCTAAAGCGGCGGCTAATGACGCTTGGAGAGCTACTAAATTTTATCGTAAGTTAATCGAACGTAGATTTTGCGGTATCTTCTATAGAGAGTTTCTGACAGAAGGTATCCTGCGGAACCGTATAAAAGCTCCCGGCTATTTCGATGACGTTGCGACGGCTTATGCGTGGAGCGGGTTTAGCCTGGTAGGTATGGGCCAGGGCTATCTTAACCCGCTTCAAGAAGCCAAAGCTTCTACGATTAAACAAAATTCTTTCCAAACTACTTTCGAAGAAGAGTATGCGCAGCATACAGGTGGACGTTGGGATAGGGCAATGGAAAAACGTGCGGCAGAAGAAGAACTTCTAAAAGATTTAGGTTTGGAACATCAACCCGCGCCAGAAGAAATAGTTGGACCGGACGGTCAACAAAACGCAGACCAACAAGAAGAAAACACAGGGGAAGAAAATGCACGCGAAAATAATAGCTGATATGATGCATCGCCAGTGGATGATGTTACCTAGCGCTCTTCGCGGGATACAAAACGTTGTTCTCGGAGATACTCTTACGGCTGACGATTACCAACTTTTTCACAAGGCGGAAAAGGCTGCGAAGATAAAAGCGCTCGACGCGCTTGGTACCCCTGTGGAAAACAGCTACTATTCGTATGTAAAAAACAACGTAGGTATTCTTTTTGTAGATGGTCCTATTATTCCTAGAGCGACCTGGTTTAGTAACATATCCGGTATCGTTTCGTTGGATACACTTACTAACGAATACCATGCATTAGAAAATACGCCTGGTGTTAACCACATAATTGGCGTCTTCGATACGCCAGGTGGTGACGTAACCGGTTTAGCGGATTTTACGAGTGTTGTAAAAGAAAGTAAAGTAGCTTCGACAGCTTACGTTTTCGGTATGGCAGCTAGTGCCGGTTACTATATTGCAAGCGGGTTCGATAAAAGAGTTTCTTCGGAAGGCGGTATGGTTGGTTCTATAGGTACTGTGTTGATGCTTAGAGACACTATAGCTGCCGACGAGAAGAAAGGCATCAAATCTTACGAAATAGTTTCTAGCCAGTCTGAGAATAAAAGACCAGATCCGACCACCGAAGAAGGTATGGCCGTTTTACAGACAATGGTTAACGACCATGCCGACGTATTCATCAACACCTTGTCTAGAAATTTAAACGTTACAAGAGAGAAGATACTTTCGGATTTTGGCCGTGGAGCGATGTTAGTTGCTGGCAAGGCACTCGAAGCCGGTATGATTGACGGAATAGATACGTTAGAAAATTTAATATCCAAAGTCGAGGTAACACCTAACAGTGTTTTCTCGACTCAAATAGCATTGCAGGATTCAGCTTGCGATGTAACAGTGGAGGAAAACAACATGGATGGAAAAGACAAAAACGTCTTGACAGCGGATGAGCACAAAAAACAGCTTGCCTCCGCTGTTGCACAAGAACGCGAACGCGTTGCCGGTATTGACGCTTTAGGAGCAAAGTTCAAAGGCGACCACCCGAAGGTGGTTAGCGCCGTTGAAGCTTGTCTTGCTAAAGCACGCCTAGACCCGGAATCCAACGCAGGAACAACCGCCCTTGAATTATTGGATGCCGTAAACGAGGCGCGTACGGTAGCTACTAACGATCACGGTAATGGTCGTAGGGAAAGTGCGGATACCGCACACAACTTTACAAGCGCTTCTGCCGCAAGCGAGCAAGAACGAAAAGAAAACTTCAGCCAAGAACGTGTCAACGGGTTGGTTGCTGCTTTTGACGAAATGGGAGGCAAATAATGTCTGAAGATACAATCACCGATTCTGTAACAATGGACAACCTCTACGTTGGTAGGTATCCCGAATGGAAAGGTTCGCGAACGATCGCAGAAAGTCAAACGCTTCTTCGTGGTACTGTTCTCGGTCTTATTTTGTACGGAGCTGTCACGTCGGTTGCTGACGCCGGTAATACCGGAGACGGTACGGTAACAGCTTTAGACACGCTTTCCGGTGCCGGTGCCGTTGTTGGTGCGTACAACCTGGAATGCACCGTCGCTATTGCAGATGGTGGCAGTTTCAAGCTAGTGGATCCTAATGGTATCCAGGTAGCCGGTAATTTAACATTAACTGTTGGTGCTGGCGCAGCGACTGTTTTTGAAGTTGCTGGTTTGACTTTTACGATCACGGACGGGGCTACCAACTTCGTTGTCGGGGACAAATTTGCTGTTACAGTCGCTGAGGGTTCCGGTGAAGCTGTTACGCTAGATATTGCAGCAACCGACGGTAGTGACATTTTCGACAGTATTCTGTTGGACAACCGCACAACCGGCGTATCTGAAACACTTCCCGCACCGGTAGCCGAATCCGGCGGTTTTCGTGAGGAGTCTTTAATTTTTGGCGGATCGACTACTATCGACGACGTACGTAAACAGATGCGCGATAAAAATTGCTACACCAAGAGTGCAGCGACCTTGATTGGAGTTTAAGCGATGCCAGACTACACAATTAATTACACCCCGAAGGAGATGCTGGAAGCGATGCAGCTTCGTCCGCGTCCAACTACTTGGTTGTCCGATACGCTTGTTAAGCGTGAGGAAACAAGTGACAAAACAGCGTTTCAGATTGATCAAGATTTTGGTACGCAGACTAAAGCCGGTTATACAAGTCGTAAAGGCGATCCGACAGAGATTGGAAAAAAAGGCTATAACTCTGCTATTCATATTGCCCCTTACATTGACGAACGTATAACGCTAACACCGGACGATGTCGACGTTCGTGATATGGGAACAGACGAGTACAGTACAAACGCGAATTCCATCATGGACAGACGTGTTGCTCGTTGGTTGGCAGACTTACAAGATCGGTACATTCGTGCGGAAGAAGACCAGATTGCTGAGATTCTACAAACCGGTAAACTCCATGTTCAAGGCGTTGATGTTGACTATGAAATCGACTACGGTATCCCTAACGACCACATTGTCGATGTTTCCGGTTCTACGCCGTGGAACAATTCCGACTACAGCAAGATCGGTATGATCGAGAGTTGGGCGCAGAAAGTAGCCGACGACGGTGGTATGACTATCACGGACATTATTTACGGTTTTAGTGCCGGTAGCGAATGGTTGAAAGACGAGGAGGTTCTATCCTTGCTCAACAACCGTCGAGTCGAAAGAGGGCGGCAAGAGATCCTTAACAATTCACGCCAACGTGTTTCAAACATGGGACCGTTTGCGATTCAAGGCGTCGACTTTGAATCCTGGTCGTATCAGGGTGGTTACCACGGTGGCGGACAATTCAACCGTTTCATCGATCCGAAGAAGGTTATCTTGATTGCGCGTGACATCGAGATCGAACGTAAATACGGTAAAATCGAAAACTTCAATGCGAACTTCATTGGTAAACGTTTCGTTAATTTTTACGGCGACGGTGAGCGCGGTAAAAAACGTTACATCGAAATGGAATCTTCACCACTAACCATTCTACGCGACCCGATCTCTATCTTTGTTGCAACGGTTCTACCGTAAAGGAGTAAGCGATGAAACGCGTTAAGATAATCAAAAGAACTGTGCACTACAACGGTGAATACTACACCGAAGGCGGAGACGCCGTTATCAACATGGACGACGATGCTGCTGACGTTTACGAAGCGCACGGTGTTATCGAAGTATTACCGGAAAAAGTTACGGAGCCGGTTACCGCTTCTCTTCCGGTACCACCCCCGCAGGTCGATGCAAGCTTGCTCGATTATGGCTTTTCTGAAAAAGAAGTCGAGTTGCTTGAAAAGAACGGCGTTGAAACCATCGAGGCTTTGAGCCAACTTGATTTCGACGCCCTTGTGGACATGGAAGGTATAGGGAAAGCAACAGCTCAAAGTATCTTAGATACGTTGGGTGAGTAGTAGTTATGTCCTCCGGTATGTACGAAAAAGGTGTGAATGCGATTATGGGTGCGTCTATCGATCTAGTTAACGATCGAATTGCTGCTTGGCTGATCGACACAAGTTTTTATACTCCGGACTTGAACAATCATTCAAGCCTATCGGATGTACCGGAGGACTCTTTATTAAGCGAGATTGTATTAACTGGTAAAACTCTAGACGGAACAACTTTCCGTGCGAACGATATTGTTTTTCCTTCCGTCGCAGGTGGCAAAGCGGATGCCGTTATTTTGTTTGTAGATACAGACGAATACGAATCTAGCCTACTTATCTGTTACTTGGATAACGCTCCTGAATTCCCGATAACACCTGACGGGACGGATATAACAATACACTTCGACACGGGATCTAACGGGATCTTTAAACTGTAATGGCTTTCATTGCGAACATGATTGGATTGTCGAGAATGCGAGGTATTGGTACGCCTGCGGCTTATCACGTCGAGCTAACACCTTTTTTTCAGAAGGTTTATAGGGACGACCTAGCTAATGTATTCTTCAACTCAGCACAGTTTGCAGAGAAGGCTGTTTATACGCATAGTACACTCGGTATTGCTGTTACCTACGATGTTATCTACGACGATCCAACAACGTCTATTAATTTGGGTGTGGACGCTGGCTTTAACAGTTTACGACCGCAATTTCAGATTCCTGAGTATGTTCTAAAACACCCAGTACAGAAGGACGACTTTGTATTTGTACGCGGTAAGAAGTTTTTTATAGATGAATTTGTTTCTGACGGTGTCGGTGTCACTACCTGCTTTTTGAGGTTCAAGTAATGCACGAAAGAACCAGTATAAGATACTATTTAACAGACCTTCTAAAAAAAGCTGTCGACGTTAAAGACCGTGTGTTCGTTAACAGGGTTTCAGAAATTTATGACGAAGAGATGCCCCTTGTACTAGTTAATTTTATGGAAGAACCTTGCACCGTATTTCATGGCGACAACAGGCAACCAGATAAATACGAACGTAAGCTTAAAGTTCAGATCAGCGTTATAACAGAACAGGAATTAAGGCCCGACCTACCTATTAACGAGAATCCACACGGTGAAGACGCTGTAGACAGACTTGGTTCGCAAATAGAAGACGCTCTTTTCGAAGATTCTTTTTTTGCGAAGCGTTTAGAAGGCTATACAGGACCGTCGAGTGAAGGTCTGCTTATAAGCCTTCAATTAGACGCTGTTAAACCTTATGCCAAAGATGTTGAAAGCTCTCGTGAACTTATCGGTCAGAAGCTTGAATTCACGCTTTGCTACGTTCGGAGTGTACGAAAACGAAAACGTCTAAAAGAGTTTTTACAGTATGGTGCTGCGATAACAAGAACTAACGTAACTGGCGAGACTGTCGATCCTGTGTTGACGGCTGCCGAAGGAGATGTCCGTAATGAGGACTGAAATAGTAAGACCGCGAAAACTCGACGGTAAGCCGTTAACAGTTCGCGATAGAAAAGGTAGAAAAATCCCTTACAAAAAAGAAGGGGTTGAAGTCGTTTTCGATACGTTCATAAGTCGCATCTGCAAAGAAGGCGATCTGGACATTAAGAAAAAAGGCAAGTTTGTTAATTTGGTTTTCAATGAAAAGAAGGAAGCCATTAAACCTGCTGATAGTAAAGGAGGACAATAATGGCTGGCGTTCCTAACAACATTGTGATCCCTTTTGTTGGGGTAAGTTTTGACAGCGCTCGTGCTGTTTCAGGACCTTCTACTATGCCTGTTAAGCTTGCTGTTATCGGTCAAAAGTTAGCTGCTGGAACCGGTACTGCAAACACACTTTATCTTGTTTCAAGTGCGGACGAGGTTGCCGTACTTGGTGGTTTCGGTTCAATGATTCACAGGCAAGCGATCAAATCTTTTAAGAACAATAAAGTCACTAGCACGTACATTATTATGCTGGACGACGCTGGTACGGCGACGCCTGCGACACAGGTTATAACTGTTTCTGGTACTGCGACAGCAGTTGGTGAGGTTGCTATTTATATTGCTGGTGAAAGGATTGCCGTAGGGGTCGAGGTTGGCGACGACTTAGATGCCTTTGGGGCTAACGCCGTAATAGCTATAAACGCTATTACCGATTTACAGGTTACGGCTGCTTATGCCGGTGGGGACATCACGCTTACGTGCCGTAATGGTGGTATTGCCGCTGGAGACTTGGACGTAAGGCTTAACGCTGGATCCGGTGAGGCTACACCAGCCGGTCTCGTTGTCGCTGTTGGTACTTACGCAGCTGGAACAGTGGATCCGGATGTTCAAGATGCTTTGGACGCTATCGGCGATACCTGGATTAATGTCGGCACACAACCTTACACGGATGACACTAGTATGACCGCTGTGGAGGAACACGCGACAGCAGAAGCCGACGTATTGGTACAACGCGATGGTGAATGGTACCAGGCGAAACGCGCGACGCGTGCGGAAATGATTACGTTCGGAGAAGACGGTAATCGCAACAACCAGTTCATGTCAACATTACCAGCTTACAAACGCATGGAGTCGACGTACGAGATCGCTGCTGCTGTAGCTGCTGTAACAGCTCTGTCTATTGAAGATGACCCGGCAGTACCTTTGCATAGAATTCCGTTAGTTGGTTTGACCGCGCTTGCTTCCGGGGACGCTTGGACCTTTGTGGAAAGAAATCAATTGGCCCTTGCCGGTATTGCTACATTCACCGACGATCTTAGTGTTCAAACAGAAGCGACTGTGACAATGTACCTGAAGAATAGCGCGGGTGCTTCCGATATTGCTTATCAGCAACAGAACACGGTTTTTCAGCTAATGCGTTTGCGCTATCGCTTCGTTAACAGGATCGTGACACGTTATCCGAACGCTAAACTTTCTAGCGATGTGCGGGAAATTACAGATTCCACACAGCAGGTCATGACGCCACAGGTTGCGCAAGCCGAAGCTATTGCTTGGTTTAAAGCTGAACAGCGAGACAAGCAGGTCGAAAACCTTGAGCAGTTTAAGAGGGACCTTGTTGTTCAAAGAGATCCAACGAACCCTAATCGTATGAATTGGTTACTACCGCCAGACCTAATTAATCAGTTTATTGTTGGTTCTGGCGTTATGCAATTTAGATTGCAGGGAAGTTAAGGAGGTAAACGATGTCTTTACGATCTGGTTTACTTATTGTGCAAGCTAACGGAAACAAGTTCGACCTGGTTGGCTCGTTTACGCTTAATCTTGGTCAGAACAAACGCGAAGGTTTGATAGGTCCCGACGGACCTCACGGTCACAAGGCTATGCCACAATTCGCATCCATCAAAGGCGAGGTTCGTGATAGCTCTTCTCTGGACGTTAAGAACGATGTTCTTAACATGGAAGACGCGACTATCACGGCAATTGTAGCCAACGATAAAACGTACATGTTCGAAGAAGCTTTCTACTCCGGTGATGGTGATATCGATACGGAGGAAGGTAAGATACAGTTCGAAGCACAAGCAATAAGCGCAGATGAGCTAAAGCCCGTCTAGCATTAACAAACGGAGTATAACATGAAAGAAGAAAATTTCACATTGGATCCAGCTGAGATGGATGGACTTAAAAAGGAAGAACTAGAAGGGCCAGATGTAGGGGACGACAACAAAACGGTTGAACTCCCCTACACACTGGAACTAGCTTATCCAGTTGAACTAACAAAAAGAAAAACGGTTACCGAGCTTGTTTTCAGCAATCGTATCAAGGGTGCGTACCTCGAACACCTTCCTGTTGATGCGGAAATGGGGTCATTAAAGATGGGTCATTTTTTTCCAATTGTTGCCGGTATGACTGCCGAGAATGTCGGGACTATACGGAGGCTTGATAGGGTGGACCTTATGCAATGCATTAAAGTGATTACGCCTTTTTTGTCGGAGGATGGGGAGGAGTAAACCGTTACCATGCGTACCGTTTAATCGCGGCTGCGTACGGTTGGCCACCTAGTGAATTTTTAGAGCTGTGCCTTGACGAATTGAAACTTTGGAAGAAATCAGCAGAGGATAAGTTAAAAGGAAGATACTAGATGCCAACCTCCCCACCAGTAAAAGTCCCTATCGTAGGGAAAGACCTTTATTCCAAGCAGTTCAAAAAGCTTGTTAAAAGTGTCAAGAAAGCCGGAGACAGCCTTCAGTCTGTCGGTAGGGGCTTAACTACTGGACTAACCGCACCGCTTACAGCCGCTGGTCTTGCGGCTACAAAACTTGCTCGTGACCTTAATAAAGGTTTAGCTAACGTTGGTACTTTAATACCAGAGCAAGGTAAAAGATTAGAGAAGTTTAAGAAAGAAGTTCAAGCGCTGTCTGTAGAGGTGGCGCAAGGAACCGACGTCATTACCGAAGGTCTTTACGAGACTATTTCTGCGTTCGGCGACGCCGAAGACCCTATGAAAAAGTTGACGGTTGCTTCAAAGGCTGGAGCTGCCGGTATGTCCACAACGACAGAAGCTATGAAACTGCTGTCGGCTGTAACAAAGGGTTACAACGACACCAGTGATAAGGCTTTTAGTAAGGCATCGGATCTTGCTTTTATGACTGTTAAGCTTGGTCAGACGACATTTCCTGAACTGGCTGCGTCAATGGGTAAGAGTATCCCGATAGCTAATAGCCTGAACGTTGTACAGGAAGAGCTGTTTGCTTCCTACGCAACACTAACTGGTGTTACTGGTAACGCTGCCGAAGTATCAACACAACTGACGTCGATAATGTCTGCTATGGTTAAACCTTCTGCGGAATTGACTAGGGTATCTAAAAAACTTGGTTACGCATCTGCCAGTACGATGGTTAAGCAGGTAGGACTAGTCAAGTCTCTTGAACTTATGTCTGGAGCTGTTGACGGTAACACCGATAAAATGGCGAAGCTACTAGGACGTAAGGAAGCGCTTACAGCTGCTTTAGCTTTGACGGGTTCACAAGCAGAAATATTTACAAGCAAATTCAGACAAATGGAAGGTTCTTTAGGAGCGACGGACAAGGCATTCAAAGCGCAATCGCAAGGCATAAATAAGGTTGGTTTCGAATTTGAACAAGCTAAACGCCGTATGGTTGTTTCTACGCAGCGAGTTGGCGATGTCTTGCTACCAATCTTTGCCAAGCTTATGGAAGCGACTGCGCCGTGGTTGGAACGTGTCACAGACCTTTCGGAAGCGCAGCTTGAAATGGGCGTTAAAATAGCCGGTATTGCTGCCGCTGTTGGCCCTGCTATTTTCATTGTTGGTAAGCTTGTTACGAGCCTAGCCGGTATTGCTGGCGCTATTGGTGGCGCTGGCGGAGCTGTTGCTTTACTGACCGGTCCCGTTGGCTGGGTCACTGCTGCTGTAATTGGTCTAGTTGGCGCCGTTATTTACTTATGGGAAGAGTTACAGCCTGTTCGTCAAGTAATTGGTGAAGAGTTACGATCGGTGTTCGAGGACATAATAGGGGTTGGTAACGACGCTGGTTCGATGTTCTCTGCGCTAGGTGGATTCGCTAAAGAACTAACCACACTTTACGCGCCGTTTATAGCTATTCTTGCAAAACTACATTTAAAGATACTCTTCCTACCGCTTAAATGGTTCATAACAAACTTTAAATTTGTTGCCAAAGTCGCTAGAGTCGTGTTCAAAATTTTAGGGTATGTCGGCGCAGTTATAAGCGGTGTCGCTTCAAAAATAAGAGAGTTTTTGCAACCTGCGCTGGACAAAGTTTCTTACTTTTTTGAGCTGCTCGCTGCGAAGATACGCCGTATCCTGTGGCCATTGCGCAAGCTAGGTAAATATGTACAAGATTTGCTCGGCGATTTTGAGGATTTGTTTTCTGTAGGAGAGGACGAAGATGTAACGAAAAATGTTGCGCTTAACAAGACATCTACGTTCGACACAGACGCTAACGTGGACATGTACTATGACGATTCTGTTCTTAAAGGAATGGAAGCGACAAGGCGCGACGAGTCTAAGGTTCTTGTGTCTTTTAAAGATATGCCCACAGGCGTACGAGTATCCAAGGAATACGGACCGGCAGAAATTGAAGCAGATACCGGAAGCATTATGGAAGGTGGCTTATAGTGGCTGATGCTTGGTTAAAAGGCTATTTACAGGCGAGCTTCAGAGGTGTTGACTTTTTCATAAAAAGTCACAAGTACCAAGGTGGTCGGCGTCTTGCTAAACACGTTTTTCCAGAGCGCGAACAAATTACTTACGACGATTTGGGTAGGAAAGAGGATGCTTACACGCTGTCCGCTTATATCGTAGCAGGCAACTACTTTAATCAGCGTAATTTACTTTTTGCTGCTTTAAAAACAAAAGGACCGGGTACACTTGTACACCCTTATTTGGGTGTTATTTCTGTTCATTGCGATAGCTTTTCTGGAGGGGAGTCTACTAACGAAGGTCGCATGGTCCGCTTTGATCTTGTTTTCAAAGAAGTGTCCGTAGATAAATTCACGTCTTCGCCAGACACAACGACTCTAGTTTATGAAGCTAAGGATAATTTGCTGGAAGCTGTTTCCGATTGGTTGGACGACGTTTATGACCTAGCTAGGAAACCTGTTAGAGCAATAGAGGATTTGAATGCGGCACTGAATTCTGGTCTGGATGTTATAGATAAAGTTAAGAAGATAGCTAATACACGAGCAGAGTTCAAACGCGCTTTAGACAACACACGCGGTAAGCTGATCGAGTTGCAGTTGTCTGCTACCGCGATAGCGCAAGATTTCGGTCTTCTTATTAATTACGGAACGGATCGTCCGGAAGGTGTCGCTTTTTCTGCTACCGAAGGAAATGCGAAAGAACAATACGACGAGCTTCGCGGCCTAACTACTTTTGCCGATGAGCCGGTAACGGATACGCCTCCAGAAATAGGGCAAGATCCCGACTACCCGGCGTACCAAATACAACAAATGGTAGTCTATCAGGCTGTCTCTGGCATGGGAGGGCTGATGTCTCTAATACCGTTCGATTCTGCGGAAGACGCTGAACAAACAGAGGATGAATTGTTTGCTATACTGGATGGCTTGCTAATCGACGAAAGCATCGCGGATAACGTCTACCTTGCCATCAGAAATTTGAAAGCGGCTATACATAACGATCTAGAACTGCGGATTGTTAACCTTCCGCGTTTGGTCGCTTTCGATGTACAGGAAACTACTAATTCTCTTTTCTTGTCAAATGAAATATACGGCAACATAACATTCGAAGAAGACATAATAAAACGCAACGCCATCGAGCATCCAGGCTTTGTCCCAGCTAAAGTACCATTGAAGGTTAAGATTGATGCCTGATAAAATACAGCTAGAAGTAAACGGTAGACTTTTTGACGGATGGAAGAGTCTAAATATCACGGAAGCTATGGAACAGCTTTCTGGTAAGTTCGATTTCAGCTTGTATGACAAAGAGGACACAGCTTCTAGATTTATTAGAGCTGGTTCTGCATGCAGGTTGTACATTGTCGACGGCTTGACCGGCGCTCGCATAAACGTTCTAAAGGGTTACGTAGATAAAACAAAGCAAAAGCTTAGTGGTAAATCGTCAGAGATGTCTATTTCAGGAAGAGACAGGACAGGCGACGTTGTTGACTGCTCCGCTGTTCATCGTTCTAATACTTGGCTTAACGCACGCTTTTCTACGATTTGCAAGGACCTTGTAGCGCCGTACGGTCTTCTTGTGGACAAAGTAGATTTGCTCGAAGACAACAGAATCGAGAGGTTCACATTACAAAATGGTGAGTCTTCTTTTTCTGCAATAGAACGTTTGTGTATGGACCAAGGTGTTCTACCAGATCACACCATAGACGGTGATCTTAAGCTTACGTATACAGCACCAGAAAGTAAACGTGCTGCTGAAGATTTGGAAGCTGGCGTCAACATTCTTGAGGTTGAAAAAGAGGATAAGTGGAACCAACGTTATTCCAACTATGTTGTTAAAGGCCAGGGCACAAATAAAGGACGTGCTTGGACCGGCAAGAATACGAGACTTTTCGCTTCTGCGGAAGACTTGTCTATAACACGTAACAGGCCGTTTCTTTTCATGTCTGAGAATAGAGCAACCGCAGACAATCTAGTAAGGCGTGTCGCTTGGGAAGCGCAGGTAAGAGCTGGACGCGGTACTACGTATAAGGTAAAAGTCAAAGACTGGTTTCAAAAAGATCGTAATGGAACTAACGTACGTCCTTGGTCTATAAATGAGCGTGTTTATTTAACTGTAACTAGGTGGGACGTTTTCAACCAACTTTTAATCACAGGTGTTAACCGAAAACTTGACGAGAGTAGTTCGCGTGTAACTGTTCTGACTTTGAAACACCCGGAAACGTACAAAGCAAATCCGTCGCAGAAAGTTAAACTGTCATGATGTTTGAAAACTTCGCAAAACGTGTCCAGCTGCTTGTTGGTCGTGCTATACTAAAAGCAATAACAGCTGACGACGAGATACAGCTTGTCAAGCTAACTGGTTTGGAAGGCGAAATACAGGACGGCGTTGAACGACCCCAACCCTATGGGCTTTCTAGCCGTGTACCAGAAGGCGCAGAACTGTTAGTGCTTTACATGCAAGGAAACAGAGACGACGGTGTCGTGGTTTTGGCTGATCACAGTGCGAGTAGGAAGCGCGATATTAACGATGGTGAGGTTGCACTATACTCGACATTCGACGGCTTTGTTCACTTAAAGGATAACGGAAAGGTTGCTATATCTACGAGCGGACCAACTTCTGATAATGCTGTTAGATACTCTAAACTAGAAGATGTCATTGTTGAGCTACAAACAGCTTGGAACTTTTTTGCTAATTCGTACGTTCCTGGTAGTGGTGGTGCTGGTACTGCAAATCCAGTAACAGAGTCGATAGAAGATGCACGCGTGGATGAAATTGAAGTACCGGGGGCTGTAGAGTAATGCGTTTAAACGGCGACATAAAATTTTTTTATAGTGCGGACACACTCGGTATTCCGGACGCAGCGGATATACGTATTGATGGTTTCGAGCTTCTTCGTGATCCTGGATTCGAAACAGAGGTTTTGTTAATGATAGGAACGGATGCGAGAGCAGGCGACGACGATAAATTACCTCATTACACGAGCACAAAGCGTGGATGGTGGGGCGACGCTTTATTAGGTTCAAATCTAGGTTCTAAGTTATGGCTGCTAGAGCGGTCCAAGTTGGACGATTCTACTCTTACATTAGCGGAACAATACACAGTAGATGCACTGAATCCGCTAATCGAGGAAGAGCAGGCTAGTAGAATACAATCTGTTGCGACTAGAGCGGATGTGTCTAATCAAGCTAACTTTATTACTCGAATAACAAGGCTCGACGGTAAAGACGTTTTCTTTCCTTACTATGTTAATTGGCAATACCAGATTTTTGGAGGAATTTAATGGCCCTCAACAGACCAACAATAAATGAGATATATGCCAGAATAAAAGCAGACATGGAAGCACGCGTAAGCTCCAACACAAGGATACCTCGTTATTCATTGCTCGGTATCATGGCTATAGTCTTTGCTGGAGCCGTTCATCTTCTATACGGTTATCTAGTTTGGTTGGCGGATCAACTTTTTATAGACACGGCAACAACGTGGTTTTTGGATAGAATAGCTAACTTGTACGGTTTGCCTAGAAAAGCTTCTACGTACACAGTTGGCGAGGTCCGCTTTACCGGTGTCAACAGTACGCTTGTCGCAGAAGGTACCGTAGTAGTCAACTCAGACGGGATCGAATACACAACAGACGAGGATGTCACAGTCGCTAGCGGTGTTGCGGATGTATCCGTGACAGCAGCTATAGACTCTCCTGGTTCCGTTGGAAATACGCTAGATACAGAGCTTTCGTTGCAGAGTCCAGAGGACGAGCTGGATACCGCAGTTCGGGTTTTAAGTGGTTTCGATAATGGTGTTGATGAAGAAACAGACGACGCGTTACGCGACAGGCTTCGCCAGCGTTTGCAAAACCCCCCTAGTTCTGGTACGTGTGCGGACTTCGTGCGTTGGTGCTTGGAAGTCCAAGGGGTTGGTCGCGCTTGGTGTTTCGACGCAGAGTCGGACGACCCTTCTGACCCAACAAAAATTCAAGTTGGTGCCGGTAAAGTTGTTGTTGTGATAGCCTCATCGGACCTATCGCCGGTTGGAGCGACTATAAAGCAGAATACAATAGACTACTTAAATACTGTCAAACCCGGTGGTGCTGTTGTCGACGTATACGAAGCGGACCCGAAAGCTGTTGTGCTTTCTATCTCTATTAAGCCTAATACGTCGGACGTTCAAACCGCTATAAGTAGTAACCTTACAGACTTGTTTGTGACGGATACTGCCCCGTCTGGAACTGTACTTTTGTCCGGAATGAACAGCGCTATAGCGGCTGGCGCTGTAACAGATTACAAAATAACAGCCATTACGTACGACGGTGGATCGATACCTGTGGATAATATAACTAGCCCCGGTTTGGAAGTTGCGCAGTTTACTAACGCTATTTACGGAGATATCTAATGTCCCTGGACCTGGAACAATTTAAGATTTACGAGAAGTACAAGGAAGGCGACTATCTTGGTATGTTCAAGTCGCTTTTACCTCGTGGTTTTATTTGGGGTTTTAAACGTAGTCTAGATACCGAAATTCTACAGGATGTGGTAGACGCTAATGAGGGAACAATACAGGATTCGGTTACATCTACGGAAGCAATACAAGACACGGTTGCCGACTTATCTAATATTTCTGATTCTTTATTTGGGCGTCTACTGTCTTGTTTTTCTAATGAGCTTGCTAGATTTAGCAAGCGTTTTTATACGCTCATTAGGGAAGCTGTTCCGGGGTTGTCAGTCGAACTGCTTGAACAGCACGAAGAACAGCTAGGGTTACCGGACGAGTGTGCGCCACCTGGCCAGACGTTAGAGGAACGCCAGACGGCTGCTCATACAAAATATTACCAAGAGTACGAAACAACAACGAATCAGCACTATATCGACTACGCCGATTCTTACGGTTTTACTGTAACAATAGATGAGGAAGCTTTACAGAGGCAACCCAGAATAATGGGTGTCGCTCGCATGGGTAGTACACAACCCAGAATGGGCGGACGTTCGGCTTACTCGGTGCTAGTGATAACTGTGACCGACGGGGAAGGTTCACTCGATTATTTAAAATGCGTTTTTCAGCGTATCAAACAAGCACACCTAGCCATTTATTGGATAGACGCGAGGTGATTAGATGACGGATTTAAAACAGATACTAAGGATTGCTGACGCTATAGAAAATATTGGTTTAGGTCAGCTAGCTATTGAACCGACCATAGACCCTACTCTGGGTTTTAAGATGGTAGGAGCTAAAGATCATACAGGCGGGGTACAACGTTTTTTAGCAAAAGGAAAGCCTGGTTTATTGGATACGCTTGTCCTTAGCGGTTCTACAACAACAGATACGTCCGGACTTTTACGTCACGACAGTTTTGGTTCTGTTGTAGGCGGTTTGATACCCTTAGCTACGTTGAACAGTCTTATAAGCGACGCGACGCTAGACGATTCCTCTTCCGAACGTCCGCCGTCGGATCATGCTACGAGCCACGAACCCGGTGGTAGCGATGCTATAACGGTTCTTCCAGACCATGCTTCAACACATAATGTTGGCGGAAGCGATCCGATAACAACCGTTGTGGAACACGCCGCTACTCACGAAGACGGCGGTACGGATGCTATTGATATTTCAAACATTTCTGGACAGTTAGCAGACCCGCAGATACCTGAAGCTCATAGGCTAGGTGGTGCGTACCACACCGCAGATCTTTTAGCTAACATTAACGCTTTGATTTCTGACGCGACTCTTGACGATACTAGTACGCCTCGAATGACGCCTATGACCATGGGTTGGGAAGATATTTTTTCGTACAGTTTAGACTTCAATACTACAACGCGCATCCTAACTATAGATGTACCGACTAACCCGGTTCCACGAGCTTATTACAAACACTGGCAGTTCGGTATTGAATACAACAAAACGTCTCCTGAACAGATAACATTACCAGACGAAGAAGGCTGGCATTTTGTGTATTACGAACTAGGTGTTCTACAGCGGGTAAAGAACCCGACAAGAGAGGACGTTCTTAACAAGATCAGAAACAACCCTCTTGTTTGTTACATCTATTGGGACGCGACAAATAAGGTCGTGGTTAGGTTTCTTTTAGAGCCGCACACTATAATTATGTCCACAGGTACACACTCGAATATGCATTCTACATCCGGCGTCAAATTCAGTCGAGGTCTTGCGTTGAACAGTATTGTACCAGACAGTACAAGTCCTTCGGCTGTTAATGGTCAGTTCGGAGTAGATTCCGGTTCGTTGGCGGATGAGGATGTGCCTGGTTTTCCGAACGGTTTTCTATCGACAGTAGGCACTTCTATTCTAACGTTTGAGGGCGCCGTCTCGTCACCCGATTTGCGTACAAATACGAATGGTACGTTTTCTTTCTTACAGGGACCAAACGGAAGGCTGGTAATTCAAGAGGATGTTGGCGGAACGTATGTTAATACTGAGTGTACGGATAACATGTACGCAGCTTATCACGTTTACGGAGACAACAGCCTTGACCCAGACAATGCAATATTCACAGTTCCAGGGCGTTCCCAGCACACCACGGTTGCTGATGCTGTTGCTGTTGCCGAGTCGGAAAGTATCACCATAAAAAGCGACGGTAAGCTAGGTCCCGAGATCTTACGTATTGGTAGCGTCATTTTTAGAACGAGGACTGCCTACGCGAACCCAGCTATCTACACAACACCTGACGGAGGAGACTACCTGGACTACAGGTTCGCGCAAGGTGGTGCCGGTGGTGCCGCTACAACAGCACAGCAGCTTAATGATTTAACGGACGTTACAGCAGCAACACCGTCCCACGGGGATAGGCTTGCTTACGACGGAACACTAGCCGTCTGGGTTAACACACCGTATAGGGGCTGCTGTCAAAAAGTAACAAACGTGAGTGCTGCAACGTATACAGCTCTGTCAACGGACGACACGCTAGACGTCACCTACGTTGGTGTCACAACAATAACACTACCTATTGCAGAAGTTCTTAAAAGCGGGAGAATGCTCCGAATAAGAGACAACCGTTTTGCTGCGTCGTTGAACAACATAGTTGTAGAAACAGAAGGTAGCTCAACTATAAACGGTGAGAATAACTTGGTTATCAACAGCGACGGTACATCAGTTGATTTGCAGTCTGACGGTACAAACTGGATGGTAGTTTAAGGAGACAACAATGAGCAACGTAATAAACCCAACTCTAGACAGTGCGACACTTTCGAACAGAACACAAGAAATTGAGCCGGTCGTTAACCACGAGAGGTATGAAAAACGAGAGGAAGAGGATCTAGCTAGCGCTGCATATTACGAGTACTTTGACTATGCGACGTTTAAGGCCAGCGTATTCCAGTTTATTGTTAGCTCGAATGGAACAACTGGAATAGTGACGTTAACAGTAGAGGCGACGGTACAGAATGACGGAACAGCAGCTGCAAGCGTAACCGAGTACGTTGACGTTACAAATGCTGCGTTCGGTTCCGCATCATTTGTGTCTGGAGAAGGCGTCGACGACGACTTTCTACTTGTGGACAACGCTGAGTATCTAGCTTGCTTTAAGTATGTGCGTTTGAAGATCGTCATAACTGGGTCGTCAAGCGATGTTGGTTATACTGTTCATCATAACAGGATATACTAAAATGAGCCGCCTTGTTAAAAATACGCTGTATGCGGAGCGTTTGTCGGGTTGTACTTTTTCAGAACGTTTCGAGAACGTTTCTTCTGTTGTGGACAACAATGGCAGCCTTAATGGAGATCCGAAAATTAAAGTAGGTGCCGATTTAGATGGTTCGCTAGACAGTATCGAGTATTCTTTAACAGGCGCGGAATTTTATAGCGATAATTTGAGTATTGTTTTTGAGTTCACACCTCGGTTCGGAGTCACGGCAGACGCACATTATTTTTTCGACTGCAATGTCGGCGCAAGAACAACACTGGTTAAAAACTCTCCAGCGTCTAGTAATCAAATAACGTTGATACTAGGTAACTCGACGTTTTTGCAGATAGCTCAAGTCACGTATGAGCCTTTTTGGAGAACCAATGAACGTAACGTTTTTGTTATTTCTACAGTAAGCGGAAATACAAAAGCTTGGTTGAATGGCGGCCTAGTCAAGGACGACCAGGTTTCTACTTGGTCTAAGAAATCCGCGACACGCTTTTACTGCGGTGTTGCCAATACAGGTTCTTCGCCTTTTGATGGTATTATTCATTCGTTTAAACTTTTCAATACGCTGTTAACAGAAGAAGATGCGCAGCGCTATTACGCTCAGACTGTTTTCAAGTACAAGTCTGCTTCAACTGTAGATTTGCCGATGTGCCTACGCCAGCACGACCCGACCGGTGTGGACGCTGTAACTAACCGGCGTGAAGTTCCTTACAATCTTTTAAAAGATGGTGATATGGAAGATAACGGTTATAGCGACGAGCGTTTAACAAACGGAGACTTCAGGTCTTGGACCGGCGACAATCCAAACGATTGGACAATCGAAGGTACCGAAACAGGCGGCAGTTTTGTTACTGAACCGGTTGGTGGTTCTGCTTGCCGTATTGTTTCTGACGGGTCCTATATCGGCGTTAGCCAATACACGTGTGAGACCGGAAAAGTTTATCGTGTGACTTTTAATGTTATTGAAGTCGACACCGACTTTGTTGTCTACATAGGAGCGAGTACTAACGTTGTTGTTGATTCTGTTGGTGCAAAAGTAATAGACATAAAAGCGAGCGCTGACGAGCCTTTAAGGATTGTCCGGAATTTTTCGACAGGAGCTGTAGACTTTACGATATCCGACGTTACTTTAAAAGAAGTGACTAATCAAGAATGGCCGTTGGCGGCTGGCGCAGTTTTTATAACAAAGGAATCCGACAGCTATTCTGGTAACCAAGCTTTACAAATAGCAGACGCTGGTTCTTCTGGTTCTGCTGGACAAACTGCTTTGACCGTTGGTAAGAAATATCGTACAGGTGGTTGGGCTTACGGCGATTCAGCTAACGGTATTCCGAATATTGGTAACAACGGTAATGGGCTTTCTTGGGTAGGGCAGAACCTTGCGACGTGGCAACAGGTGCACAAAGAATTCTTGGTGTTCGCGGGCTCTTCTGCTACGTCGTATAGACCGGCTGTTTCCGGGGGATCCGTTTTAGGTTCGTTTGCTAGGTTCGATGAACTTGAACTTTACGAACTTTTGAATCTTGTTGTCGACGGGGATATGCGCAATAGTGACGCAGACGCTTGGCCAGAAAAAGGCGGCGCTACTGTTACGAAAGAAGCCGAAGACGGCGTTAATAGTTTACGAGTCACAGGTGGTGTAAACAGCTACGCGAATCAAATAGGAGCTACAGTAGGCCGCCTTTATTTTTACGCGGGCAAAGTAAGATCCGACGGTTCTGCCATACCGGAATTTTACGGAGCGAGAGGTCCACAAGAGTGGACAGGAACAGCTTCGACAGAATGGCAATATTTTTCACTAATTTCTGGAGGTGTCGCCACCACAACGCGAATAGTCGCTTTACTCAATAAAACAGCTGGCTACACGGAATGGGGCGCTATATTCGCTGAAGAAGTTAAACCTTCTACGCTCGATTTAAGTAGGGAGAAAAATAACTTTTCTTTTGGCGACAATATTACGTCTTCTACTTTCCCAACTAAACTTCCTGACAAGGGCTATAGCTTTGACGGAACGCAATACATGTCGTTGGCTTACCCAGCGCTTAATGCAGTAGACGATTGGACAATGTCCGCTTACGTTAATCCAGCGACAACGGCAACAACGCAAGCTGTTTTACTGAACGGTAATTCTAGCCTTTGCGGATACGGTATTTTCGTACTTTCCGGGAATTGGGTTGTCCTGTACCCCGGTGTAATACCGGCTACTGTAGCAGCCGTAACAGTCGGGCAGTGGCAACATGTAGTCGCCACAAGAAGAAGCGGAACTCTGTACGTTTACATCGACGGTGTAGAATACACAAAAACATCTTTAGAACCGAATGAACCTATCTGTTCGTCTACATCAAAAACAACAATAGGTAGCAACCAGGTTTTCGGAGATAAGTTTACTGGCAGTATCAGCGACGTGCTTTTTCTAGACCAGTCGTTGACTTCTCTACAAGTACAAGATCTTTATGCGCACGTCACTAAAAGAGGTGTACAATGTTAGACGTTGTTTCTAAGCTTAAGAATGAGGGTGTTTTAAAGCTCTATCACGAATACCGTACAGGCAGCTTCCAAGACCTTTCTGGCAACGCTAACCACGGAACACCAGCTGAAATTTATTGGGCTGGAAACAGTCTAGGGTTCAATTTAAACGGAGGTGTTGTAACTGTTGCTGATTCTGCTGAATTGCAAGGAACCGAGTTCACGCTAATAGTCGGCGGGTACTTTAACGAACCACTCGGCGGAGAACGTCTTATCTCTAAAAGAGATGCTGGCGGAACAAACTACGACATGTCTTTTTCAACTGGTCCGCTAAGAATAAGTCTTTATGACGGTTCAACAACGGACCACGTAAACTACGATATGACAGGAAGCCGTTACGTAGCTATAAACACCGCTAGTGGTGGTTCCTTCTCAGCTTACGCTAACGGTCTTTATATTGGCGACTCTTCCGGTTCGCAAGTTATCACGCCAGACGACGCCGACATAAAAATCGGTAACTATTATAACAGTGGCTTGAATACGCGTTCAACACTAGACTACGTTTTAATCGTGAACAGGCTTTTAACAGAAACAGAGCATGCCGTACTTTACGCGGAACTGTCTGCTAAAAAATTCAGTAGTAAAGCATACACTGTCGCAGCTTCAACACCACCTGTGGATACGGCAGATAGCAGCCTTTTGCTTGCTTTAGATATGCGTGCTGTAGGCGGTAAAGTCAAGGACCTCACCGGTCAAGGCCAAGACGGAACGATTCTAAACGGAGCCTACACAAAACAAACAAGCCTAGGTCCTTGCTTACACTTCGATGGCATCGAAAACGCTGTCGACTTAACAGGTTTTATAACAGGTGCAAGCGACAGGACTGTCGCCTTCTGGGTTAAAGCGACACAAGACAAGGCGCTTTCCTACCTTATGGATTCGGACTCTTCACGTTTGATATTAGCTTGGAATACCAGCACCGTCGGTAAAATTGGTTTCTACGACGGTTCTTGGCACGACGTGGCAAACAGCCCAACTAATAACGTTTGGCACTATGTTGTTTACGTTTTTAACGAAGAACTTTGTAGCATCTACATAAATGGCGAACAAGTTGGTTCTGCTACGCCGTACAACGTAAGGTCCGTAGGCGGTAATGTTGCTATCGGTTCAGCAGCCAGTTTTTCTAGTGACTTTTTTCCTGGTGATATTAAAAAAGTTAGTGTTTACTCTTCTGCTAAGTCTTCCGCTTGGATTTTAAACCAGTACCTTAAAAGTACTGTAACCAATTTTAAGACTGAATACGGTGCTAAAATTCCTATTAATATTTCTTCTGCCGGTGAACTCCTATCTAACACGCCTTTTGTTGTTAACACCGGAGCTTTTACCTTACGTGAAGAAGGTAGCTTGAAAGTAATACGCTGCCAAACAAACGGTGTACTGTGCGTCGAGTCTTCAGTTTTTAGGCAAGAACCGTCGGAGTCCGCTTACGGCGGTTGGAAGTTTTACTTTAATGTAACATCCACAAGCGGACTCATATACGCAATGTTTGTAAGCGACGGTGTCGGAACCTATAATAGCCCGAACACTAACAACTACCATGTACCTTTGACAGAAGCTGGTACCGTATTGCTGAGAAAAAATACGCTAGGTTCTGTAACCCAACTTTTTGCTAGTGCACCGGGGGTATTCGACACGGATGAATTTAATCAGTTAGAAATAAAAAGAGATCCTTACGGTTCGTTTTATGTTTACCTGAATAACGAGCTTGTCACAACGGCCGCTGGTTCCAATCCTACAATAGACAATACACACACACTATCACGTTACATTTGTTTTGAGATGGATGCTGGCGACAAAATAGCTTATTCCGACACTAAGGGAAGCTATAGTATAGTTAAAAAAGTTTTACCATAGGAGTAGACATGACCGCAGACAAACTAACAGAATCTGTAATCGAGGATATTAGGTCGACCAAAGGTCAACTAGGCGGAATATACACTAGACTCGGGGAACTGGTAACAGCTTCGCAAGTGCTGGCGACACGCATGGATTACCTTGTCACTGAAACAACAATGTATACAGCTATCGAAAAAGAAGTAGACAAAAAGCTAGCCATTCACGATGCTATTTGTAAGAACAGTAATACTAACAAGAAAAATTCTTCTACCAATATTAAAAGACCTTCGCAAGCTCCTCTTATAGATTGGAAGCGAGTAGCAAAAATAGGTGCTTTTATTGGCGCTGGAATTGCTTCGTATCTAGCAGGTACGTTATAGCCACAGGAGGACAGAATGCATTATACAGAAGGCGACGGACGAGTCGAGGTATCACCGGACGTATACGAATTTATCGACCAAGATTTACCGTTGGTAATCGGAACTGTTGACTTATCCGAATGGAACAACGCGGTCCAGTACGAAATAATACACGCTATTGAGGAAGCGGGTTTAACGCCTGCGGCAGACTCAACAGCAGATAGAGCGGACGGCTTCCGACAATTAGCGGAAGCGGTTTTCAACTCAGCAGCAATAGGAACAAACGCATTAGCTTCTGGTGCCGTTACTGACGTCAAGGTAGCTAACGTTTCTGTTAGTAAGCTAATCGATGGTACACTAAACATAAAAACAGGGGACGATGAGTGGGGGCAAACTGTTCTAGGATTAACTTACACAAAGCACGATGGCGCAGCACAGAAAAAGAACACAACACTAACACCAGCAATACTGTTAAGTCAGGACTTCGACACCGGTTTTTCTGCTTTGCTTTCTAACGACGACAAAAAACTGCTCTTGTCACAAGGTTCCGTTTCGAACAACATGGCTTACAACCTTATACAGCTGACAGAAAGCACGGACACGCTACTAATGCAGGCCGCGTCTGTTGTTAGCACAACAAGCACTAACAGAGCAGCTTTAACAGGTAACCTTGGTGCTGTTACGCTCGGACCTTCGTCTATACGTACAGAACTCACTTACAGGGGTTTGCGTTTTACAGGCTCTTCCGCACCCGGAGAGACTTTTGGTAACAACGTCCTACGCAGAGATGCTTCTTACCAGATAACAACCGGAACGTTCACAGAAGGTTCGTTCGGTAATTGGTTCTACGGCGCCGGTAATTTCGATTCTGACATACCAGACACGTGTAATATACTTAACGGCTACGCAAGGTACACAAACGTAGGTGGACAGATTTGCGCTTCGCAACTGTTCGTGTACAATGTTGTGTCGGAAACAGGAACTCGATCGTTTAACTTTAGCATCAGAACAGATGTTAGTGGGGCAGCGGGCGAACCAGACATTGCGGCAGGCGTTTATATAACTGTTGTTTACGATGCGCAGACACTGTCTCTACCTTAATTTGTAATTTGAGTTTGGAATACACGTCTCAATTTCGAGCTTATCCTCAAGACCAAAGCTACCAGACTCCTCGGCGAATCTTTGCCTCAATTCTTGTTTGTCTTCATCCTCGCTAGGTAGCAAACAGTCGCTACAAACAAAGTGCCTTTCTCCGGGTACAATACGCGTACTGAGTGTAAGCCTTCCACGATCGCGCTCTGTTGGCGGGTTACCGCAAAGCGTACAAAGCTTAGACGGCGGCTGTCGTACACGCCGTTTTTTTATCAGGTTGTCGCCATACCTTTCACGAAAATATTTTTGTACTGTTCTGTAAGTAACGCCAACAGCAATTGAGCAACCTCGCATACTGATTCCTCCGGATTCGAAAAGTTTATATGCTTTTTCCATGCGTTCTTCGACTTTTTTCTGGCTAGTCATTGCTCGTCCAATGTATGCAGTTAAACCTTTCTTCCTGGCTTATTAGGTGCTCAACAACTCGTCGACCGTCAGCGTGTTTGGAATAGTCCCTGTGGGCAACAATACCCGGCTCCGGTTTAGCGCGTAAGCGCCATAGCTTAATCCTAGGTTGCCCTGCATTAAGGTGCCTAGTCGGAAATTCGTACGGTATTCCGAAGAAGTTTGCTAAGAAAGGAAATAGCCTTTCTGCGGTGCGTAATTGAGCGTACGACAGATCTGCATAACCTTTCGTTCGCCCTTTTGGACAGTGTGTCCACCACTCCGGTTTAATGATGTCCTGTCCAGGATAAGACAGGTTAGGATAATAACCATTAAGAAAAACGACACCAATAGCGTTTGGGTTAAGCCGACCGCCATGCCAAAGCTTGTCGCGAAGGTCCGCTAGTTGATAGATAAAGCCTGCTATGTCTACAACAAGGTGATAAATGTACCTCATGTTTTTTGCACGCTTTAAAAATTTGTGTACGTTAGCAGTACCGGCATTTTCGTGGCTTACTAGCCATCTGTAGTCCTGTATAATACCGCGACTTTTAACGAGCGGTACATCGCGAGAATTGAAGTTGGTAACTCTTATCCCTTCACCTTCCGGCATACCGATCGAACGCCCGTCGAGTATCAAGCCGTCTACGCTCATGGTGTCACACCTCTATTAGCGATTTCGATGGACTGGTAAACAATCGTTGCCTGTAATTTTTTTGCGAAAGCGGTAAGTGTTTGTATGGCTTCGCTTTGCGTTTTAAATTCAGCCTTCAAAACTTCGTTTTCTTTTTCAAGCTTTTCAACTTCCGTCAAGGCTCTATCTCGTTCGTGTTCAACTCTTAACTGTTCTTGAGGAACTCGCCTTACATCCGAATTCGTTTTGCCTTCCTTTGGAGTTTCGATTGTTTTATTTATTGTACTCATACTATCCTCCTGCTTTAAGCAGCAATCTCTTTAACGGTCCCCCAATTAGGACCGCGTTCTTCGTCCACAATAACCGGGACGTTTAATTTAATAACATTTTCCATTGTTCTCTTAACTTCGTCGAAAGCGTAGTCGACTCCGCCAGGATCCGAGAAGTCAAGTTCGTCGTGAACTGTTAATCGCGGTACACCGGTCACATCAAAAATACCGTCATCCCAGCACTTAAGCATAGCGGCTTTCATCATTTCAGCAGCCGAACCCTGTAATCTTCTATTGAGCGCTTTATGCGAGTAGGCCCTTTTTATATCGCCGTACCAGAGTAAAGCTTTGTCGAAAGAAACAGCAGGCTTTCTATTATCCCAATCTATTTTAGCTGGTTCCCATAGATCGAAACGTGACCGCCTACCGAAAATAGTCTCTACGTAACCACGTCCTAGAGCCTGTTCAATGCTTTGTTCCATTGTCGCTTTTGCAAAAGGTACACCACGGTGATAAGCAGCGAATAACTTTTTACCTTCTTTCAATGTTATGCCCAAATTCTTAGACAAACGTTTTTCACCCATGCCATAAATAAGGCCGAAGTTGATATTCTTAATCGGTTTCCTTTTCAGTTCTTGCCCTGTTTCTGTTTGCACTAGTTGCTGAGTCTCTGCATGATAGTCCGTACGTGGATCGTTATTATACCGCGCTCTCAATTCATCTGCACCTGGCCCAACAGCAAAGTGCGCTAGAAAGCGGTATTCGATTTGCGAGTAATCGTACTTCCGCCAGCACAGGTGTCCAGGCGACGGAATAAACAACTCTCGGATCATATTACCTAGTGCCGTTCTGGTTGGTATATTTTGCAAGTTCGGAGTTGACGAAGACAACCGGCCAGAGCGAGCACCTTTATCCACACCCCTTAAAGTGTGAAATTGACCGTAAAGACTTCCGTTAACGTGAGAGTTGATCAAATAAGAGTCAATGAATGTTCCAACAAGCTTTTCTAGCTCTCGTATCGCGATTATTTGTTTGCCCACAGGGTGGGTCACCGACTTTAAAAAATCCTTAGCAAAACTAGGGTTACCGGCTTCCGTGTATCCATATTTCAAACCGAGCCTATCAAAACCGCTTGCTAGGTCGTCGTTAGAGTTTACGTTGACTTCTTGTCCGAACATATCAAATAGTTTTACTTTTTCTTTTTCCGTTTCTTTTACGACGTTAGCTCTGATTTCCCCAGCTCTATTTATATCTATCTGAACACCTGCCCTACGCATTGCGAGCATAAGCCGTATTAACCTACACTCCATGTCGAAAAGACCTGTTAAGTTCTCCTCTTTAAGTTTTCGGTACAGTATTGGTGCAAGTCTTTGTGGTAGGTCGACGTCGCTCTCTGCGTACGGGCCAGCTAAACGCGGTGGTGTCCTGTAGATGTTTGCTCGTTGTTTGTCTGTTGCTGGCCCTCCGTAGTAATCTGAGCACCACTGATACAGGTCACTGGTGGTTTTACCAACACCCAGATATTTTTCGGACATTGCGTCCAAACCAACTTTGTCCGCTTCGGACAAAAGCGCTTCGGCATACTGTACGTCGATCAATTCACCGGCAACATTAACGCCTTCTTCTTCCAGCCAGCCAACATCGTACATAATGTTGGCTCCGATTTTCGGTTGGTTTTTATACCGTAAGTTATCTCTTGCCCACGCTAGCACATGGTCTGGATTGAGGTTTGTTTCGGGTTCCACCTCGTGTCTCATAGGAAAGTACCAGCGATGGCCGTCATCTGTACCAACTGCCAAACCTACCAAATGCCCTTTGCCTCTCGCCCAACCTGGTCCGCGTGCTGGCATTTTATCCACTTTAGTTAGTTCAGGGTCGTAGGTCTCAACGTCAATTGTAAGGCTGCGTGCCGCCTGTAGGTTCGGAAAAAATTTAGGAGCCTCCCAACCTGTGTCCGGTATTGGAGGCATTACACGGGCAACCTGACCCCTTCCGCGCTGTGTTGGTAAATCCTGCCAAAAGAGCCCTATAGCGTCATTTCTCATACAGCGATGCCTATTATGGCTCCGCGAAGTTTCAAACCGTAGAATAAGCAGGCTTCTGGGTACATACTGAAGTCTACTTTGGTCGCCCGGCCCTTAAGATGTAAAAGTTGTTCAACATTAAAACACCCGCTATCGCTTACTGTTGCGCAGTCTAGGTAGGTAGATTCGTCGTCGCGTCCGGTACTCAAGCGACCGTCAAAGAAGTGGATCTCCTTTGTCGCTTCACAAAAAGGTTGGAGTTCGGTAAGAGCGTCGAAAAAACCATCCGGAAACGGCGACGGTTTGCACGGTCTGTCTAACAAAGCTGTCAGGTCAGGCCAAGACGGGTCAAGCAGTGAAGTCGTTATCCAACGTTCTTTTGAGTAACAAAAAGTCAGTGCACTATCGTTTACCAGTAAAAATTCAGGTTCTTCTTTTACTCTCAAGATTTCTTTAACAGCTTCTTCAGGTATCACTGCTGTTACCGGAAAATCAAAACCTAACCAAGATTGTACCACACAAATATTATTTGTTGCGTTAGCGAACGGTCCATTTAAATACACACCTCGCGCCCATGGTCTAGAAGCGTCCTGCGCTATGAACGGTGCAACACTACGCAACGCCGGTATAATCTCGCCGCCTAAATAAACTTGTTTCCCTGTGGGCATACCAACCGGTAACTCCTCCGGATGGCAAGGTATATGCACAGTCAAAGCTTTACTTTTTAGCCGAAGTTTACCAGAGTCTGTTAGCGACAAGTCTATGCTACCTCCACAGGAATTGATTGCCTTGATAAATGTGACTGCTTTTGGCGTAGCGTTTAAATCCAGATCGATTCGTGCACCAAGTGAAAGTGTTCCGTTAAAACCGTAAACAAACCCGTCTTTCATCTGTAGATGTGTTAGCGCCGGTACAAAATCTTTTCTAGCTACGGAACCTTTAACAAAGTCCAAAGTTTTTTTGACATTCAAAATAAGCTCCTTTGTTGTTCTTTAAAAACAATTTCTTTTGTATTCAGCAAAGTATTCAGGTCTGTAAAAGCTTTTAAGTTGAAAGCCCAACGTGATTCGTAGTTTGACTGTAATCTCTCTAAATCGAAACCTTGCTGTTCGACATAGCGCTCAATTTTTCTTTTATAGATCTCTGGCATAGAAGTGTAGTGCTGATTATGCATTTTTCTAGAAGGGCTTTTATCGGACAGGCTTATCGCTTTTTGCTCTGTAGTCACTACACTACCGTTAGTCCCCGCTTGAACCCAGCTTGAAGAGTCGGTTGAATACCACGGGTAGCGTAGCAGTAAGTCGTAAGTTGTTAGTCCAAAACCGTGTACTTTTACTTTAGCTCTACCGCTTCCGCTTATAAGGTATTTACACCATATTTCATCTAACCATTTTGTTAGGTCTTTTTTGTGAACTGCAACCATCCCACCCAGTGTTATGTAAGGATAATTTTGAGCATAGTATTCTAGGTATTTAGGATCTTCACCGTAGTGAAAACAAGGTAAAGGAAACACACCTTTGCTTTCCATATTTTTCTGGTTAGCATAAGTCCCTTTTGCGTCTCCAATACTGTCTAGAACCGAAGCAACAGGTATCCCGTTTTCGGTTAAAAGGACGTCGCTATTTTCTTTGATATAATTACAGTACGCTTCGAGATTTATCGTAGAACATTTGGTCCATGCAGAAAATGCGCCCGAATCTAGAAAAATCTTTCTTTTGTCTTTACGAAGTTTATCGACGTACGATTGTTTCTGCACATAATGGTAAGACTCAAGAATGTGCGGTATCTCCGCCAGGACTTTTTGTTCGTTTTCATTCATGCGCCTGTAGCGCAAGCCACCTAGCTCAAGACTATTAGTGTAAACAGCGGCAGCATACACATGCATTATGACCTCGCTAGGCCCAAAAATTCTGCGCGTGTTGCCGGGTCATCTCTAAATACACCACGTAACGCGCACGTGATTGTCTCGCTACCCTGCTTTTCAATACCACGCGATTCCATGCAAAGGTGACGCGCTTTTATTCGGCAAGCAGAACCGAGCGGTTGTAGCTCCGTTTGTAAAGAGCCAACAACTTGCGTTGTCAACCTCTCCTGAACCTGTAAACGACGAGCGAAAATGTCTAGTAATCTAGATAGTTTAGATAACCCGACAATTCGTTTACTCGGTATATATGCGATAGTAGCGGTTCCGAAAAAAGGCGCCATATGGTGTTCGCAATGGCTGTAAAAAGGAATGTCTTTAACAACTATCATCTCGTTGTACGCGTCGCTACCGTCTTCAAAAGTTTTTAGGACAGAAGAACCGTCGTAGCCGTAACCAGAAAACCAGTGTTCGTATGCTTTTGCTACTCTTAGCGGTGTGCACGCTAGACCTTCTCTTTCGGTATTCTCTCCAATTGCTTCAAGCAGCATGTGTATACGAGTTGCAATGTCACTTCGCCTCATTTTTACGCCTTTCGTATACTACAGAACATTTACGGGTTTCCTCAACTACAAGCTTTGTCACGGCTAAACCAGTTCCTTCGAGTATAGAGGCACAGACATAGTCTAGAAGGTACACGGCCATATTTTCAGCAGTTGGATTAAACGGAACGATTAAGACGCTTGGGTCCAATTCTTTTAGCGTTTTTTTCCAAGGATCTTTGGTGTAAACTAAGAATCTGTGGTCCCAATTATGTTCGAGCCACGCACAAAGGAGGTCCTTTATAGTTGAAAAATCTAAAACCACACCTTTGTGATTGACAAAACCGCAAGGGCCTTCTACATGGAAATGAATCCTGTAGTTGTGACCGTGCAAGTTTTCACATTTTCCGCCTTGTTCGAAAACCCTGTGGCCAACGCTTATATCTTGGTACCTAACAGCCTGCATAAGTTTAGTCATTGTAAACACCGGCTAACCCTTCTTTGTATTCTTCAAAACCTTTTTTTCTGAGCAAGCATGCCGGACATCTGCCGCAGCCGTGACCCCATTCGTTATACAATGTAGCATTACCGTTATAGCAAGTTATGGTCTCCGTTAAAATTTCGTGCAAAAAGCTGTAATCGTCGGCTATTTTGAACGTCTCGGCTTTTGTTAAGTACATCAGCGGTGTATGTATATTAATCGCTGTAGAGTACCCCGTATCCAAGGCAACAGAAAGATCACGAACAAATTCTTGTCTACAATCTGGGTATCCAGAATAATCCGTTTCGCACAAACCTGTGTAAATATCGGTGGCACATATCTCTTGTGCGTAACCGTGAGCTATTGTTAAAAACAATGCGTTGCGTACCGGCACAAAACTTGATGGTAAACTCTTGTTGTTTACATGCGGCTCGTTTATGTCGCCTTCGGTATTTAGAAGGTTGCTTGAAACTAGACCTTTCAAAAAACTAACGTCAACCACTTTCAATGCTATATTACGTTTATCGCAAAAACGTTTAACATAGCATGTTTCGACACTGTGCCGTTGGCCGTATGTGAAATGGATCGCTTCAACGTTGTAATGCATCATCTCAGCAAGAAAAAGACACGTTGTCGAATCCTGGCCACCGGACAAGACTACAAGCGCTTTTCGTTTCATACGTCTTTCGCCTTCAATTGCGTTTTTTATCGAATTTATAAAGTTCATTATTTTATACCTATCGTTTTGTGTGTTTGAAGACTCAGTTGAAATCCGTGTTTTTTACAAAGGTTAACCGCTGCGACAGCATTCTTTTTAGATGTTGCTGGAAAATCCGCAACATTTTTAGGTTGCAGATAAATCATGTCACGTTTTACATGCGTTGGTACACCGCTGTTTTCCATAAAGCTAAAGAGATCCGTCGTTTCAGTATCGTTGTTTTCCACAAGTATCTTGTAGGCGTCGATGAACGGTAAGAAGGAACGCTGTATCCGCGTGCCTTCTTTAGGTGAACAGACAATGAAGGCGTTGGCGTACCATGGCGGGTCTGAAGCTCTCGGGGACAACGTACCGTTGGTCTCTAGCTGTACCCTGTACCCTATTCGTAAAAGCAGTTCTATTAGCTTGCCGACGGGCTGCATGAGTGGTTCACCGCCTGTCACAACAATAAGAGGCGAGTAAGCGACATCTTCGGCTTCCAGAATAGTATTAATTTCGGCGAGTATCTCCGAAGTATTTAGAAGATCTCCGGTACTGTGGTTTGTGTCGCAAAAAGAGCAACTTAGATTGCACCCGCTCAATCGTATAAAAATCGCCGGATCACCTGTAAAAGGCCCTTCACATTGGATAGAAAAAAAGATTTCATTGATTTTTAGTTTTTGCTTGTCCATTATAATACCCTTTCGATATTAAGGTATTATAAGGGCGCTACTAAAATATTACAAGGAAATAGTTAAGGGTAAGTTATTTTTTGAAGCCATAAAAAGTTCGCCAGGATTGAAACTGGCAATTAGCCATGTTCAGGTTAGAGCCGTGTTCAGCAGCCAATGCTAAAACGTCAGCTCTTTTCGGGCATGCACCTTTGTTTTGTTTACGTAGCTCGTCGGCGATTTCCCAAATAACGGCTGTTTTACCGCCAGAAGCGGGTCGCACAACACCGTTTTGCTTTGCTAAAAGACGTCGCTCTTTTTTAACAGTTGTCTTTTTCTTTTCTTCTTTTTTAGCTACAGTTTTCTTTGCCGGTACTTTCTTAGCTACAGTTTTCTTTGCCGGTACTTTCTTAGCTACAGTTTTCTTTGCCGGTACTTTCTTAGCTACAGTTTTCTTTGCCGGTACTTTTTTGGTTACCGCTTTTTTAGTGGCTGTTTTCTTTGTAGGAACTTTTTTAGGTAAAGGTTTTTTTGTTGGGGTCATGATATTACTCCTTGGTGATAAAGTTTACTGTTACAAGTAGTACAGCATAAAACTTAGATAGACAAGTCTTTTTCGACACAAAAATAACCTGAGCTTTTATTAGCTAGTCTAGATAACAGCTTTCGTACTATCTCGCCTTTTAGACCTATATTACCGCAAGCGAATTTTGCGCATAGAGATTGGTTAGCAACTATGACGTAAACATTGGGTAATTGGAATTTATCCGCGTATTTTTCACCGCATAAAATAACAGTTTTATTCCTAAACGCGGCGATTTCTAGTATTCCAGAGGACACTAGATAATTTTCGCCCAGAGCAATAAAAACAAGGTCGTAGCTAGTATTTAGTACATTTTTTACATTTCCTGGTATTTTTAATTTGGCGCTCCAATCTAAAATTTGGTTCTTACGCATGTTATTAAATGTTACGTTGTAAGGTAACAACGTCCACGAACTGTCGACAAGTCCGTAACCGGCGGACAAAATCTTAAAGTCTACGTTGTGACCGTTATTTCTGACCTCTTTTAAACCGCGCATAATTCTTACGTGCTGTTCTCCGCTGTAGAGATCTTCCGCACTTTGTAAATATCTAGCATTCTTTTTGTGCGCAGAAGTTAACACGCTATCTCCAGAAGACAACTCTTTTGCTGTTAAAGAAGGACTTCCATCCAGTTTGTTTTTCTTAGACGTACACGAGCTAATTACTAAAATACGCATTTGTTTTAATCCTTCAACGAAAAAACAGACCTTAAAATTTCAGGGTGTTTTTTGTTTGTCCAAACTATTATTTTAGAAGGCTTTTTAAGCTGCGAAGATGCCTCGACTGCTTTTGTTATTTTTGCGGGCGGTTCTATTTCTGTACGTTCTCGCCACCACTTTCGCGCATAATTGCCTGCGTATCCAGCATGTTCTAGACAAATCCATTCCCTGAACATCTTGAAGCCGCATAAGTACGTGACTCTTAAACTGGGTTGCCTACCTTTTTTGTTATGTATGTTGTATCTAACTTCGTCAACTTCATACTCTTTAGTTTGTATGGAACCGTCAGCGACTATGTTCGTGGTATCAGCGGTAGGCATAATAGCAACCTGACGCGGAAAGACATAACCGCACTGATCGCAGTTAAGAGCCAGTGAAGAAACGTAGGTATCACACTGAGGGCAAGCTTTTACAGGCGCGGTTCTTTGCCCCTGGTCTGCATTATTTCGATTAGTACTGCTTATGGAAACATCGTTAACCGGACCCAAACGTCTAGTGTTCCCCGCATAGTCAAGGACCAGACAGTTTTCCTTTCCTGTTTCTAGCGACGGTCTACTACCGCGTCCGTTCATTTGTACGTGTAGACCCGGAATTTCTGTTGGACGTAGCATTCCTATTAAGTCCACAGGGGGGTAGTCGAAACCAGTCGTTAGTATGCCGTTGTTTACAAGTCCGCGAAGCTCGCCAGCTTCAAAAGCTCTAACTAAATCGTCTCTTGCACCGACGGACATTTTAGAGTGGACGGCTGCAAAGTTCCTGCATCCGCAAGCGTTAAAAGCTTCCTCTATATGCTTACAATGGTCGATTCCAGCACCAAAAACAATCCAGTGGTTGCGGTCCTCGCCCCTAGTTAGCATCTCTTCGACAGCCTTTAAAGTCACACCACATTGATCGACAGCTTCTTGTAACTGCGAAGGTACAAATTCCCCGCCTCGTTTGCGCACGCTACTAAGGTCTAACTGTTCGTTGGTTCGTTTAGATATTAGAGGAGCGATGAAACCCTCTTTCACCAGCTTGTTGTATTCGTGGAGCCCTGTTATGTCATAACATATGTGAGTGAAAATAGGCCCGTTTGTTAACAACCCGTTTTTTGCCCTGTACGGAGTAGCCGACAAACCAACAATACGCGTTTTAGGGTTGACGTTTAAAAGTTTTTTGAAAGTTTTACCGTACATGGATTCAGAATTGTCGCCTACTAGATGGCACTCATCAACAACCACTATATCAATTTTACCTAGTAATTCAGGTTTCCTGTATATCGAACCTATGCCAGCAAACGTTACTTGATGCCCGTATTCTTTTAATTTGAGACCGGCCGAGACAATACCAACATCCATGTTCGGAAGAATAACGCGAGCTTTTCTACAGTTGCCTCCGACGAGTTCCTTGACATGTGTGACGCACAAAACTCTTTGATTCGGATATGCTGTGACAAATTCAATTATCCCAGCGTTAACCCACGATTTTCCGGTCCCTGTGGGCATAGCGATAATAGGGTTTCCAACTGTATTCTGTACGAAAAAATTAAAAACTGAATTTATGGCGTTATTTTGATAGTACCGATACATCGTTGGTTAGTGTAATTCTGCAAAGACGATAGAACATGTTGGACAAATCAGCAATGTGACTATCAAGCTGTACTCTTTCTCGTCGGTGTACAAAGTACCCGCTACAACCTTAAATTTGTCGTGTTTTGTTTCATCCACTCCAGTCGCTGTAACGCCGCTAAATTTACAACACGGACATACTTTAGTTTCCATTACCATCGCCGCCTTTCTGGGATACTATTCTTTTGGCTAGAGCCAAGAAACTATCGTTGCTTAATTCGCTATAGTTTTTCTCTGCGTAGTGTCCAATGCTACCGCCTAAGAATTGAGTAAATACGCATTTGATGTCGATGAAAAGAACAAATGGACAATTATCGAGTATTGCAGTCGGATTTGCTCCGTCGGGTAACCTAATGCCGAGAGCATCTAAGGCACCCAGAAGACGGATACAAGCGCCTTGATTTTTTATGTAAGTGTAGTGTATTCTCACCTCTTCAAGCGTAGGGAATATTTCACTTAACGTTCTATGTCCGTGTTTAAAATCGTCGGTTAATTCTTTGATAGCTTCGTATTTATCCTTCATGGCACTAGTCCTGGGTTTCCTGTAGGAACTCGTCTTTTCTTAGGCGGGCACCGATCGGCCACTGTTCTGACGAATACGTTAGGGGTGACTAATTGTTCGGTATTTAACTTATCGCCGAAAGACAATTTGGAGTCGCACCAAAATGACAGGTAACAATTACGGCAATTATTTTCCTCACAATCTAAGCATATTTCGATATTAGCTGGGGAATCCAACGATGACCACATAACACTAGTCTCCGCCTCCAACCGCTCCAGCAGCGGGCCAATGGAATCACTGTTAACGCGGGTGCAAATTTTCGGTGGGGGTTTCATGGTTACCACTCCGTCGAGCATAAGAATCCGCGCCCGTTCCATTCGACCCACTCTTGTAATGTTTTTGTTGTTTTCGCTGAATTATTCTCAGCCAAATAAATAGATAAGCCCTTGCATTCGTTTAGATAAAATTCTTCTGCATATTGAAGGTACGCTTCTATCGACTCGCCAGTTTGCTCGCACATACATTTCAATGCGTCATCGGGCGAATATGCAACTACAGTATCTACTCCGTTTGTGTAGACTCTCAAGCCTATGTCAACTTTATGCCCTATTAATTTCTTACTCTCCATCATCGCCGCCTTTCTGTCGATCTACGAAGCCCGTGCAACAATCATCACAGCTAATCGATTTTGAACATGCAGTCATCTGTTCGACATTACCATCTGAAATATTTTCGCCATCAACTAAGTGTCCTGGGCAATAGCCGCCGTCGACCATCATGTCGATAAAAGCCTGTGCATTTTTAAGGTCGAGTACTATTTTCATTCATCGCCGCCTCCTACAGCTTAAATCCCAATAACGTTGAGCAGTCTTACCGCGCAGGCACTTTGTCACTCTTGCGCACGCATGTTTAGGCGTATCTATCCCCGGCGCTCCATAATCCGACGCTTGTGGGCATAGCCTTTTATGGCTACCATTTACCCAATTATTTTCAAATTGGTCAGCAGCATTAACGTAAGCATTCCACCTATTCTTATATTTGCTCCAATCGTAAGACTTTGGCCATAAAGCTGGTTTGTCGTTCGTACGGTTTAGACCGGCGATCCAATTTCGTTTACGTTTCTTTTTAGGTATCTTCCAGTAAGCGTTAAAAAGTAAAGTTTGTCTCTCTATCGTCCTGCCGCGCTTTTTAGCGTTGTCTCCGTTTATCTCCCACATAACTAAGCATTCTTGCGGATTTTTTCTAAAACCTATTTCTGCGACGCATGTTTTTGCTAGCAAAAGCGCGACATCTTTTTCGCAGCCGTAAACGACTTTGTCGGCGATGATAAGAGACACAACTATAATAAAAATTGTAATCTTAATTTCTTCCCTCATGCTTTACTTCCTTTCGGTTGAAATCTCTAGCGCTCGCACTATCTTGGATAGTGCGAGCTAAGAGACTTAAACTACTTACAATAGTCGTAACCGTTCGGGTTAACTACACATCCGTCAGGACAAACTTCATCCTCGTACGTACGCATAGGTTCTCCGTCAACGCATACGCAGCCACCCCAATGGCGTACCCATTCAAGGTCGCCGCTTTGCGATACGTAGCATTCCCACGGCAGCGAAACAGTGCACGCGTCACCTAGAGCACAGTCTGTATCTACAGTGTCTGTGTCCGTAGCTGTGTCTGACTCCGTGTCGCAGTAGTACTCATCGATGTAGTATTCTTCGCAACCAACCGCAATAAGCAGCATAATAACTAAGTAAACTATTTTCATTTTGTCACCAGCATTTCTGTAAGACAGGTTATTTCTGTTCTAAGGTCCAAAACTTTTGTGCTTAATTCTTCAATTAAGCGATCATGAGCAGCTACTTCTTTTTCTTTTGCTAGGATAAGCGCTTTAATTTTTTCTACGTCAGAAATTTCATCGAGTGGCGTAGGCTTGACGTCTACTTCTTTGTACGTTTCTTCCTTGTAGGCTTTTTCGAAAAGAAGTCGCTCTAAATCCGTTACGTCTTCGTAAACAGTCAAGTCGAATGTATCGCTTGCTTCGAAATGCCATAAATTATCGTTGTCCCACGGATAGTTTTCAAACTGGAGTAGAGCTTCGTCCAAACAGGAACCAAAATACCAAACAACATCTCCGTACATTATCTTATTCGGTAAGATTAGTATAGCTGGTGCTCTATAAGTGTGTTCATTCGCATTAATTGCTGGGTATTGTTTGGCAAGAGCGATACACGAATCACTTGACCAATTGTTTTTGAACGTCTCCTTTATACGTTCTACTAACTTGCTGCTTTGTTTTTCGTTTTCCATAAGTTTCGTTTGTCCTCCGGTTATTGCGACGTCATTGCCGCACATATCTTGGTTAACTACAGCATTGTAGTTACCGAGATTAATCAACTCTAACATCATGTCCCAAGTCGCATCGACTACGTTACAACTTGGATCCAAAAAACTAAATATCTCTGATTTTTGTTTTTCCATGTCTTCTCGTTTCGTTGCGTATCGTTGCTATACTAATAATGTAGACTCGATCTGATCGAAGGTCAAGAAAAAAGTCGACTATTCGATAAAAAAGTTCTAACCCCTTGTAATTACTTCGTCTAATTTTGTGCTTGGAACGTGATGAGGACCGTTTTTAATACGTCTTTTGTCTGGTAAAAGAAGTTCAATGTAGTTTTTATCCTTGTCACAACCAACCATTTCGCACCTGTTAAGCATGTGCGGATTGTAAACATGGTCATGGCAACCAACTTTAGGATACAGCTTTATTGCGCAACGGATACGCTGACAAGACCATTGCTTGTTTTCCACAGGGGTGGAATGTGCGCATGTTCGACAGTTAATAGCCGGTAGCTCACCGTAGTGACAGATCTTATGGAACGCGCACCATTTACATTCGTACCAAGACGGCTTGTTACTTAAACGGAGCGGCCTTTCGTCCGAAAAAATTATGTACCTACCCCTTTCTATCAATGACGCCGCCTTTGCCGGGTCTAGCCTAACCCATTCTAAGTGTAGTTCGTCGTTGTTTTTATTGATCGCCATGTACAATGCTATTTTTAGTTCGGCCTTGTACATGTATACCTGCATTTGGTCATAGTGCCTTGGTTTGGACTTCTGCACACCTTTTTTAACCAAATCCTTAAAACTTTTTTCTCCGTGTGTTTTGAACTCGGTTAGAGCCGGTGTCAGCTTAAAGTCCGGGAAGTTTTTTCCTACTCCGTCAAGCGATCCTCCTAGATGACCTTCACAATCGCTGACACGAAACTGGTTACCGTTTTCGTCTTTGTCCCAAACAGTTACATCAGCGTCGCGAAGCCACCTCACAAAGCGTTCTTCTTCTCTGTGGCCACGGTCTAATAAGCGGCACATAGCAGCTTTGTTTTGCCGTGCTTTTGCCCACCGGAAGGTAAACCAGCTATAAGCTAGACACTCGTGGCCGATAACGGACGCGCCTAAGTGTGTCCTGAATTCAGGTTTGTTTTGCGCAATTATTTTATCATCTATAGCCTTGAGCAACTTTTTAGCACTTGGCATTGTTTAGCTTTCTATACTCTGAGAACAAGCCTAAAAAATACGTGAATGGAGCATGAATTCTCGGCGGTATCCTTGTTGTGTCATACCAACTAGGTTTAGCTAGCTGCATCATTTCGTGCATCTCAAGTTCACGAATCATTATGTCTGCTCTTTGTACAGGTTCCGATACGCTAGTTGGCAGTCCAAAGGTATTCGCAACAACCGCGTGAACGCGTGCCTCGATTTTTTGGTAACGCGGAAGGTACTGTTTCAGCGGAGCCGGTATGTCGCATACGTAGGCTTCTGCCGCATCATGCATCAGAGCTTCAAACTTGAACTCATCCGATACAAACTGAGTTAGCCTGCATGAATGCTCTGCTACGGAATAGTGCATTCGTACGTGACCGCCGTAGCGACACGTATTAGACAAAGCGAGAGCTATGTCTTGAATGCTAATGTCTGCCGGTGTTATCTTAGCAAGGTCGAAACCTTGCGGTCTATTTATTGTTTTGTAAAGCATTATATGCCTCCTAACGGCGCACACGAGGATCGAACTCGTGGACCGGCCTATAACCGAGCGCCTGTTGTTTTAGAAAGTTATGTCTTCACCCATACCTTGCGCCCATGGAGGTGTTGTTCCGGTGGACTGAGTTGTCGAGCTAGGGGGTTGCTGTGTTTGCTGCTGGTACGGCTGTTGCTCATTTTGCGGTTTCTGCCGCTGTGTTTGCGGCGGCTGGTACGTTTGTTGCTGCGTTTGTGGCGGGTACTGCTGTGTTTGTGGTTGTTGCTCTGGCATCGACTGTTGTTGCTCGTGAGCGAACGCGGGAGTTGCTGATTGTTGCTGTAAACCGCCAGCTTCTTTGTAACCACGGATGTTGTTCATGGCGTCGTAGTTGCCTTCTGCCGGTTTAACTGTTAGTCGAATCGCAATTGGCTTACCATGTAGCTGCTGTGTATCTTGCAAGTCTAATACACCAACGGAGTGGCATATAGCAGAAAGTTCTTTTTGAGCAATCTCAACTGCTACGGGATTTGCATTCCAGATGTTAAGGTTCGTGAATACCCGCCTGTTTTTGTACTGCTCATCCATTATTTGGAATTGCAATTTAATGTATCTACCGGTGTCGTCTCGTGTTGGGCGTATTTCGGATTCAACAATCATTGCGGTGTACCAGCCGACGGGAAGGGGTTCAAAGTTATCGGACGGGTCGACTTTTCTTGCGTCAAAGTTAAAAGCTGTCATTGTTTTGTTCTCGCTTTCTATAGGCTATTTAACGCCTATAGTTATTTTGCTGAAAATTTTTGTTAGGTCCGGTTCTTCCAATTCATTCAGAACACCGGAGCGATCTTTTGCTTCGTGTTGAAAATCTGGTTCTGTCCTTAGATAGCGGTACTTCCCGCCTTCTTTCGTCTCCGCGATACCCATGTGGAAAACTTCGTCAAAATAGTACGCTAGGCCGCTCCCTAATTTCGAACCTGGCATGTCTGGCTGGTAGTTAACGGTTCCAATTTTGTCGTCTTTTATTCTTGCCTCCTTTGCCGTAAAGTAGACGTTACGACCTTTTATGTCTCGAAATTGTTTAACAAGTATCAGCATCTTTTCGATAAGCTCGCCATACGCCTGACGAGCGTCCTTGACATGCGCTTTTGCGTTGTTCAAAACAACTTCTGCGATCTCTGTTAATGAGTCGAGGCAAATAGTTTCGAACTGCATACCGCCTTTGTCGGTTGTTAGCCATAAATATGCTTCTTGCAAATCCGCGAATGTCTCGATTTCCATCACAGGTATGTCGTAATCTCTTAAGGACAACAAACCTGACTCGGCAGAGATAATAATAGGTTTGGGAGCGGTGGCGCACAAAACAGTTTTACCTACACCTGCTTTTCCGTAGACTAGGACTTTTACACCGTTCATGCGTGCCAGCTCTTTAGCTGTCGAGAAATTAAGAGCCATCTTTTGCTTCCTTCTCACTAGTAAAAAGCGATGCTAGTGTTCGTTGAATATCTACTTCCAGTAATTTAAAATAGCGGTTTAAGTAAACACCAGCGCGTCGTTGCGCTTTGTACAGATCGTCTTGTTCTTTAGGGATGTCGAGACCAACTATTCTGAAAGCATTGTTAACGCCCTCTTCATAACTTAGATTAGGAACGCTTTTGTTGCTAAACTTCGCCATCAGCTATTCTCCTTTGTAAAAACTTCTCCGCGTATAGTCGCTTCGACGTATTTCATAGCCACAGGATCGAAAACGCTTTTTGACTTCGCCCATGTCCAATACGACCGGTCCACTTTGTGGATAGGGATGTTTTTGTGCTTTCCGAAGGTCATAACAATATTACCTTCTTTCCATTTTAGTTTTCCGCTAAGGTCTACAGAGTCTGGATCCTTAGACGAATTGAAATACCCTTGCGGGTCTTTTGGTAGGTCGCCGTATTTGTGTAGTTGACCTTCGACAACTTTTATTGTCGCTAGAACGTCTGCTAGAGCGTCGTGAGCATTTTGCATGTCTTCCCCAGTGTAATACTTAAGAGCTGAGGATAGATCGCGTGGTTCGTACTTGAAGTAGACCTTGAGTGCGTCGACTATCGCTGTACTTTCCATGTCCGCTGTTATTCCGCAACGCTGGAACTCAGCGAGCAATAACGGTATGTCGAAATTTAGAATGTTGTAACCGCCTAAATCGCAGTCTCCGAGCCATAACGCAATGTCCCTCGCTACTGACCGGAATACTGGTGCGTTTGCAACAACGGCGTCGGTGATACCGTGTACGTCGCTTGCTTCTTTTGGAATCGTCCTTTCCGGGTTAACTAGGATACATCCTGTCTCTTTCTTGCCGTTTGGATGCAACTTAACGCACGCTATCTGTACTATGCGATCTTCCGCCGGGTTTGTACCTGTTGTTTCCAGGTCAAAAAATACAATCGGCCTGCTTAACTCTAGCATAGCTGACCTTCAAGCTTTGGTAACGGTAGTGGTTTTGTTCTTTGTTCCTTAGCTAAAGCTTTATGAGCATCTTTTATGCATTTTGGGCAAGCTCTGAATTTTCGCTTTTTAACTTGTTTTCGAAAGTAACTTCTTTTTTCGCTTTGCGTAAGAACCGTGGATGTTCTTACAGCTACATCCATCAGCTCCTCTTCTTTAGTTAATTTGCGCTTTATTCCAGGCATAGTCACAAGCAACATCTTAGTTATCCATTTACCGCATTTTGTGCACTGGAAGTCGTCCTTTGGCTTTATTTTCAGCCTACTCATCGCCGTCTTCCTTTTTAGGCGGTACAATTTTCAAACCGGGCTTCGAAGGCTCTATTGTTAGACACTGGTCAAAGTGCTCCTTTGTGTCCTCGTCTAGATCATCGTAAGCTGACTTTATTAAAGACACGGTAGTTTTTATTAGTTTCTTCTTAGCTCCGCGCGGCATGCCTTTAAGTATGACCTTCAGCTCCTTTTCGTCGACTTTACGCCTATACTTAATTTCGGCTTTTAGCCCGTAACCGGAACCAAGCGCTAAATTGTGTGTACCTTCTTGCGCGCCAGGAAAAAGTTCTTCTACAAGCTCATCGCGTAGTTCACTTTCTATCTTTTTCGCTTCTTTAAGTTGGCTTGCTGCTTTTTGCCAGCGCATCAGCTTTTGTGTTTGTTTTTTGTTCACTTTATTTTGTCCTTTGTTTTTTGGGTTATTATACCAGTCGTATATCTCGCGAAAACCGCATATTTTACATTCAATAAAACGGCCTTCTCGTCCTACACCAAAAATTGGCGCAGACATTTTGCACGTTGGGCAATCCGGGTATTTAACCTGGTCCATCTACTCTACGCTTCGTTTATAGTTAGTTGGTTTGGTTACTTTGCAACTTACGCAAGGTTCTTCGCAAGGTTTCACAACGAAGTGTTCACACTTGTAGCAGAAAACGGATAATGTCGGTACTAGACCTCGTGCTGTTTGAAGTACTTCCCAGTCGATCCACGGGTAAGTATCGCCAGGGTGCTCTTGGCTTTCGCAAACAACGCACAAATCGCCGTCCGAGTTAGTAGACATTTTTCCGGTTGAGATACGGATAACGTACACATGGTCGGCACTATTCCGAACACGTAAAACAGAACCTTTTGATGGTACTTCTGGTACTTCGTCCCATACGTAAATACCGTAAGAAGCACTGTTAGCTTTTGAATCGCAAACTGGTGCTACAGTTACTGTACGGGACTTATCGCAAACATGTAAAGTTACTGAACAGCCTGAAGTTATACAGCTAAAGGCTCTCTTATTTGCTTTTTTGATAGCCTGTTCCCTGGTAGTCATTTTCATTTTTATCTCCTATTTTAATTCAGCTTTTTAACTACTATATTCCCAGCCAAAATTAATTGCAAGAAAAAAGTGTACAATAAGGGCGCCCCTATAGTATAGTGTACACATTAACTAAGGAGACAAATATGCAAATAGACACGATTATTGGACCATCAATCAATTCGCACTATACAGACAAGGACGGTAACACATTCGCGTATTGCCATGACTGCGATAAGATGATCCTGTTGATAGTGTTCGAAATACCTGCCGGTAATCTACCCGAACCAGAAACAGAGCAAGTCATAATTATCGGGAAGGCGCGGCTTGCTTGCGGGCACATAAGCCAGGCACAACTAACGCTCAGACAATCCACTTAAAAGGAGGAGACGCGTGCACGAAGAAAAAGGAACGTTAATGACAAAAACAATTGAACTGCTTAAGGCCGACAAACGGTCGCTGTTCGAAATTAGTCAAAAGTCAGCAATTAAATTTTACTGGCTAAAAAAGTTCAGCCAAGGAGAATTCACAAATCCGAGCGTTAACCGGGTACAAGCACTTTATGAATTTTTAACAGAACAGCAACTAACATTACAGTGAGGCGTTATGCACCTAGAACATCTGAAAAGTCTAAAGCAATGGGCAGTATCAAAACCCGTTGTTGTAGACGGTAGGACGACTAAACCGCCTTTCCAGACAAATGGTCGGCTTGCTAAATCAACGGACCCTAGCACCTGGTGTACATACGATGTAGCCAAGGACTCCCCGTATCCGTATTACGGATTTATGCTTAGTGAATCCGACCCGTATACAATAATAGATTTAGACGAACCAGCAAACGCAGAACAAGCAGAACGTCATAAAACGATAATAAGCATACTGGACAGTTACACCGAATTTAGCGTTAGCGGCAAAGGCGTACACATTATAGTTAAGGGACACATCCCAAAAGGTGTCCACAGGGATAACGTCGAAATGTATTCGACGGCGCGCTTTATGGTTTTCACCGAAGAGCCCATCCGTAATAAACCAATCGAAAACAGGCAAGAGCTTATTTCGAATATGTTCGAACAGATGAACACTACCAACGAAGCCAGCCTTGTCGAACTAGACGAACTAATAAGCGACGAAGAACTGGTTGCTATGGGCGAACGCGCAGAAAACGGCGACAAGTTCATGAGGCTTTGCCGTGGTGAATGGCAAGGGGACTACCCGAGCCAAAGCGAAGCGGACCTTGCGTTAATGTCTATACTTGCTTTTTATACTAAGAGTAATGAGCAGGTTAGGCGCCTTTTCAGGATGAGTGCGCTTGGTAAAAGAGCGAAAGCACAGCGAGACAGGTACTTAGACTACGCGCTCGAACGTATCCGGGGAAATGAGCCGCCCCCTGTGGACATAGAAAACATACCATCATTCGAGTTGGACCCACTAAAAGAGCAAGCGGCTTCTATGCCCACAGGGGAGTCATTTGAATCGTTCCAAGAAACAGTTGTGAACGCTGTTGCGGAAAAGACAGGGTTAACAGGAGGGGTGTTGACTGAACCTTTCGAGACAGACATATTCCCTCCCGGTCTAATGGGAGACGTGGCGCGGTACATTTACGAAACGGCAGTGCGCCCGGTGAAACAAGTAGGGCTTGCCGCTGCTATCGGCCTGTTTGCTGGTATATGCGGAAGAGGCTACAACATCAGCGGTACGGGCTTGAACCAGTATGTAATATTGCTGGCGGGAACTGGCACCGGAAAAGACGGTATTACGGCAGGCATAGACAGGCTACTCATAGCCATGCGGCAAAAGATACCAGTTGTAGACAGGTGTATTGGACCGGCAGGCTTTGCCAGCGGTCAGGCGCTTGTTAGAGCGCTGGACAACCAACCATGCTTTGTTTCAATACTGGGGGAGTTTGGTATAACGTTGCAGCAATTGTGCGACCAGCGGGCCAACGTCAGTCAGCTTATGTTAAAGAGGGCGTTGCTAGACCTGTATTCGCGCAGCGGGTTCGGGAAAGTGTTGCGGTCGAATGTATACGCAGATAGCGACAAGAACACCAAGGTGATAAACAGCCCGTGTGTTACGCTACTAGGTGAGTCTACGCCAGAAACATTCTACTCACACATAGACGAAACCCATATTCAAGAAGGGCTTGTTCCGCGCTTTAGCATTATCGAATACAAAGGGCCAAGACCGGCGCGGAACAAACAGAGCGGCGCGGCGCCACACGAACTTCTTGTGGCTAGTATGTGTGCCATGGCGACAACGGCTTTGAGCAATGAGCAGCGCAGTACGGTAACCATACCGCGCATAGACGAAGAAGCCGCAACGTTGTTGGACGCATTCGACATTGAGGCTGACGCCAAAATAAATGAGTCTTCGAATGAAATCGATATACAGCTGTGGAACAGAGCGCACCTTAAAACTTTGAAGCTTGCGGCACTTGTTGCCGTCGGCGTGAACCACGCGAATCCGGTAATTGACGTGGAGGCGGCGCGGTGGGCTGTTGGGTTCGTACGTACTGAAGTCGAAGCTGTTGCAAACCATTACATGACGGGCAAGCACGGAACAGGCGACAGCCGACAAGAAGCGGACTTGCGTGCGGCTATAACAGCGTACCGGAAACTGTCGCACAAAAAACGCAAACAGTACGGTGTGCCAGAAAAAGTTATTAGGGAACACAAGATAATTCCATACAGTTATTTGCGTAATCGTTTAATAAAACTGAAATCATTTAAGGACGACAGGCGCGGTGCAACTAACGCTGTTAAGGGACTAATTAAGGACATGAGTGAAACAGACGTACTACGTCAAGTACCTCCGTTGGATGCCATAGCTAAGTACAAAACTAGAATTCATTTGTACTACCGAGGTGAGGAATGGTAAAACGGCACCCAATACAACGGACCATCCGTCCTAAAATCCGTCCTAAAAAAGTTGGCGAAAAGCGTAACGATACTAATGCTTTACGTATTCCGTTATTTCATTTAGGACGGAAGGACGCGCTAAAACAGAAAAACAGGCTGCTATACGCGTATTTTTATAAAATTAAAAATGCTGTACTATGCGTCCTAAAGTTTAAAATTAATATATATATTATATATAAGTTATTATTATTATTACATTATTTAAGAGCACGGTTTAGGACGGATTTTAGGACGGAACACAACGCAAGTTTTGAAAAACAATGGACAAATGTTTGAAACCATTAACAAATTTTTAGGACGGACAGGAGTAAACGTTAAAATGACCGGTAAGATGAGCAGAAACAAAGGGCAAAGAGCAGAGCGTGAGTTTTGTAAAATTTTGCAGACAGTAATAGACGATGTTTATGTCGGTGAGGAAGTGAAGCCGAAAGTAAAAAGGAACTTGATGCAAACGGCAGAAGGCGGTTACGATGTCAAAGGCATTGACTGGCTGGCTTTGGAAGTAAAACATCAAGAAGCTTTAAACTTAACTGCATGGTGGAAACAAACATTGCAGCAGGCGAAGGCAGGACAAATACCGGTACTCGCTTATAAGCAAAATAGAAAACCATGGCGAATACGTATGCCTGCTTACCTAGGTGCTGATGTAGGAGCATTGGTTGAGGTATCATTAGAAGACTTTTTACGTTACTTTAGCAATCGTATACAAGCTGCTAGATCCGAAGTGACATACACACTGAAAAGAAAGTTGAAGTCTAATGCAAACAATAATTGAGCACCCAAAGAAAAAAGAAGCACTTGACCTTTTGCTGATAACAGAAACAGAAGCTCTAGACTTTGAACGCGATATAAGCAAGTGGTTTAGAGTCGATGACTTAGTTGGAGTATGGGGTTCTGTCTGTGAAATAGTAATAAAGTACAATACTATCTTCGAAGAAATACACAAGTATGTTGTTGAAGCAAACAGGACGTTTGATAAGTTGGATAGTATACTGTTCTACAAATTTGCTAGACCACACTTGCTGGACTTTTTAGGAGCTATCGTGAAAGAACTAAAGAGCAAAGGTAAGTTTATCAAATCTGCCAGTATCAAAGAATATAGCTGTGCTGCTTGTAAGAGTAATAAATGCAAAATTAGCGTATCGAAACTTTTGCCGCATAACGTGCTAAACAATTACTGCATGTTCGGTAAGTGGAAGGAGTTGTTGTAATGGCTGAAAAGATGAGCTTGAAAGAATGGGCTGAAAGACAACGTAAGTTGTCAGCCGTTAAAGGGAACGTAAGAAGATGGAGTGGAAGTTCCATCCCGTATCTTAGAACTACGTTAAATGAACTCGCAAAAGGAGACGTAAAAGAAATCGTTATTATGAAAGGTTGTACACCCGGTTTCACTTGTACGCCAGAACTTAAGCTTGCACCTGGAATCCAAAAACAAACAATAGAAAACGCTGTGCAAACTGGCTATACACGGTTGCGCACAATAGCGTTGTTCCGGTGTATGGGAGCGACGGAAGAAGAGGGTGAAGAATGAGCATACCACTTAGAACAGGGCTAACACTCAAAGCGTGTGCTTGCGGTGCACACTACGTTCTTATAGACAAGGTAACCAACGGTGAAGCTGAAAGCTTAGGCTTTATTAAACTTAAGACAAGACATGTTATTTGCTGTCTGGGTTGTAGTGAACAAACAAACGATTGTACTACACAGGTAGAAGCTGCGGTAGCGTGGAATACGTTGTGTAGTAAACAAACACAGCCGAAGGTTGCAATGGAGGATTACCGTGAGTAAAGCATCTAAGCAGCGTTGGCGTACTAAAGCTAAACACTTTTGGAATAAGCTACCGAAAAAAATAAGGCGTACAATGCGCGGCTCTTTAAATCACAGTTGGGTACAAGAGTATGAAGTAGTAGCGAGGTCTATCCGTGTTCACGAAGAAGTTTTCAATTGCAGCCTAGATGACGCTAAAGCAGAAGTGAAACAATTGTTTGATAAAGCCAACTTAATGTTGAGCGCAGAAGAGCACAAGAAACAGTTCGTAGATAACTTGAACATTGAGCGAGACGGCAATAGACTTTCATGGACAGTAACACTACCTGTCAGCGTACATATGGTAAAAGACAATGACACGGTTTAAAGTCGAAATGGATATACGCGAATTTATGGCCGGTGCTAAACGGCACCTTGGATGGAACTGGCCGCTCACTGTGGTTAACGCCTTCTTCGAGATAGCAGGACATGCGCATGGTGCGGCAAAAGATAGAACTAGTGACGAGTTTGATTTGCAGTCAAACTTTATTACCGATGCTATAAAGTTCGTACCGAATACAAACTCACAAAAGAACGCTGCAATTAACTCGCTAATAAAACACAATGATTTAATGGCCGCTGTTTATGTGCGTGGTGCGTCGAAGCCAAAGAACAGCCTAGACTTTATGGCTGACCATGAATACAGCGGTACACGCACACCACACGGTAAGCACAAAGCGCTTGCTATGCCGCAAGAACAGTTAAAGACTAAAGCCTATCGTACTGGTAGGGGTAAGACTGCCAAGAGGTGGAAGCCACAAGAGTTATTGAAAAGGTATAGAGAAACAGGTAGTACGTACAACGATAGCACTACCACAAACAAGGGCCAGAAGTTAGGGCCACAACGAAGGCGTATACCCGGCTCGCCTTTTATCATCAGAGGTAAAGCAGGCACACCAATGATAGCAAGGAGGTTATCGTTTAAGAAGAAGGGAGACCTTGAGTTCTTGTATGCATTGAAGGACAAAGGGTTTGTGCCTAGACGATGGGAGTTCACAGAAGAAGTGTGGAAGGATGTTGGTAATACATACGGTGTTGTAATACCAGACCACATTAGACGAATGAAATTCTAGTGGTGTGCTATATGTCTAACGATACTACGATACATGCCTACCAGATAAGGTCGAGTGATCTAATCGATTGGTCGACTATATATCTGATCGCAATCTACTTTTGGGTCCTCCTATACCGGCCCTGGTACCGGGTTACGGCGAAG